CTATTCTTTGTCTCGCGATTTTACAAAGCGCAAAAGGCGGTCGGCCAGAATGTCGGTAATCCACATTGCTATGACGCCGACAAGGAAGGCTGCCGCATTGTTCGTCGCCTCGGGCGCGCCGTCGGTCGGCATAGGCCAATTCATCATGCGGGCGTAATGGATGATCGGCTCGGTTAGATAAGCGGCCGCAAGAGCGCCGCAAATCGGCGAGAACACGACTTCGCGGATTTTGAATTGCTTTCTGGATAGCGCCCGCAGGAAGCCGCCGGCAGTGCCCGCAACGATGAAGTTCGGATTGAGGCCGAGGCTTGTCAAGAATTCATGAAGCGACATTGCACCATTCTTTCCGGGCGGCATTGTTGCCCTTAACCTCGATCCTCGTTTGCGCCGTGTCGCTCTTGCTCGACGAGATCGGCAACCAGACTGCGCAAACTGCGTCCGTGTCCACATCTTGCTTAATCCCTTGTCCATTCGTCATCGAGCATCCCGCCGCGAGCATTACGCTCGGCAGAAGCGCGAGCATCGGCAGCGCGACCAATCCTTTCGATTTCCTTTTCATAGCTATCCGCCTTGCCCCTTAAGTCTTCGGCGGATTGCACCCGTTTGCCCGCAGAAAACGCCTTGTAGAAAAGGGCGGCTATTGCAGCCGCCCCCGTGAGAATGCCGAGAAGGGTCGCAGTCATTGGCGCTACGCCTTCGGAATGAGTTTAGGACTGATAAGGTCGGTAATCTTATCGTCCGTCAGCTTGAAGAAGCCGACCGCATCGGGGACCGATTGCCGAACGTATTTTGTCGCAGCCAAGAGGGCCGGATTACTTCGGTCGACAGGTTTGCCAACCAGCTTGCTTTCCAGATGCCCGATTGCGAGCCGAGCGGCGTTTTCGAGAGCCGATTGAAGCGCCTCTCGATGCTTCGCCTCGATTGCGATCCCGGTCCAATCGGTAAACCGCTTGATCGCGTAGCCCACGCCGACGGCGATCGCAGCCGACACGAGGTTAAAGAGAAGCGGGTTCACGCTTTCAAAAAAGCCAGGCGGTGACGATGCGGCCTCGGCCGTCGCAACGGCCGGGAGCGCGAGGGCAAGAGCCGCAACCGCGCACACGGCCACGCCGATCATAGAAAAAAATCTCATTCCGAATTCTCCTTCGGTTAGAGGATGGTTTTGACGGCGGCGCGGAATGCGTCGCCGACCTTAGCGGCCGTGTTGAGCGAAGGCTCAAACGGCAAGATCGCAATGTCCCATTTCCCCCGCTGTTGGATGCCAAGCGTGCGCTGCACTTCGGCGTGCGAAAGCACGGTCGACGGGGTGACCGGGATCGAGTAGCGGCGGCATAGGTCGGCAGCGGCCTTAATCGCCGCTTCCCATTGCTGCCGGGTGATTGGATATTTGCCAGCGTTGAACGGCTTCTCGACCGCACCGGCCATGCCGCAGAGCGACAGGCCAATCGAGCCGCTATTGCAATTCAACGTGTGGGCGGCATAGCCGGACGATACCGGCGCTTGGTTTGCAGCGATCGACGGATCGCCCTTCACCGGAGTGCCGTCGCCTTCGATAAGCACATGATAGTGAGCCTTATCGACCGCGCTCGCCTTGTTTGCCCCGGCGGTCCAATGGACGATGACGCGTTGCATCTGCGCCCAAGGGAGCCATTCTTCCGGCAGGAACCGAACCGCGGGGCTTGGTTGCGCGGCCCCTTTGCCCTCCAATACCGTAAGCGCCGCATCGATAGCGGAGAGCGTTTTAGGCCCGATCAGGCCGTCAGCCGCACCCGGATTATAGCCGAGCGAAGCCAACCGCCGCTGAATAGTCAGCACGGTAGTCATGTTCTGTCCTTTGGTTTTGTGAGGGCCGGTTGCTGCGGCCCCTCTATGGGGTAGGGGTTAGTCCGGGGTGCTCCATCCGCCCCCGCCGCCAGTTACCGGCGTCGGGGTATTCTTTTGACTGCGCGGGCCTTTTCGGCTCTTGTTGGAGTTCTTGCGCTTGTCCTTCCCGGCGTCGCCCTGCGGCTGTTTGACGTCGAGGCGGGTTACCCAACCAGTCGAGCGCGAAAAGTCATGATTGACGGTGTCGATGCGGTACGTTCCATCAATCCCGGGACGCGAACCACTAAGGTTGACCGATCCCTCGGGCTGCGCATCGGCGTTGCCGTCGATCGTGATCGAGCCTTCGCCCTTGGCGCGCTCGCTGTCCGCCTTCCGGCTTTCTGACAAGCGCTTCGCCTCGGCAGCATCCCCGGCCGGAAAGCGGCTCATAAATTCGGCTTTGGCCTTTTCGTCCTCAATCTCGACTTCTTCCGTTTTCCACGTGCCTGTTTTGGCATCGTACCAACGGGTTTTAGTTTTCGAATATCGAGGGCGGCCGGTGACGGGCGCGATATCCCAAGCGATAAGATTGTCGCCGTATGTCGCGTTGATGATAGCAAGCGGTTTGCCACTCGCCGACTTGCCGCCGTTGCGTTTGGCAAGGATTGCAACGTCATTCGAGATTTTGAATGTCCCGCCGACTTCACGCGCGAGCCGTTCGCCAAAATGAATGAAGCTCTCCGATTGCATCGCCCAATAGGGACGAATGATTGATGCAAGCTCCTCGTCGACGCGAACGGTTTCGATCCCGCCGAGCTTTGCCGCCTCGGCGATCACATCGCCGAGCTTCTTTTCGTCCCAATGCTTTTCTTGCTGTTGTTTCGGTTTCCCTTGTGCGTCGAAGCCTTTTCCGCTGATCGACAGAACGCGTCCCTCGCTCCGCGATCCTTTTGAACGGACCTCGTCAACCACGCCACGAAAAGCAACGCCCGCGCCTTTGCCGGCGGCTCCAAGAGACACAGAAATCGAAACGCCCTCGCTTGGGAGGAGGATTTTCCCGTCCGCATCGTCGAGGTCAATGCGGACCGTGTCACTCGAAGCACCGGCCTTATCCGAGATATTCAGATTGAGAAGCCGGGGCATAAGAGCGCTGGAAATGTCGCGCCCATCGACGATGACAACGCACTCGGTTTTTTTGCTCGTTGTCATGTCATCAATCCCAAAGATGAACGGTGTCCCGTTCCTTCGTCTCCAATTCTGGCGCATCCACCGGAAACAGGATTTCGGTTCCGACCGGAAGGAAGGGGCCGAGGTCCGCAATGCCTGGGTTCAAGTCGAGAACGCGCTCAACAAAGCCGGAGGGCTGCCTTTTGAAGCGCCGCCAAACAAGAAGGGGAAGCGTGATAGCTTCCCCTTTGACGACGATCGTTTCCGCGTTGCCTTGGTAACTCATTCCAGCATCCCTATGACCGATGCGAAATAGTCAGCGTCTTGCGGAGCATCGCCCCGCAGCAAACTTATTTCGACGTTGATTTGCTGCCCGACGCCCTGCGCTGAAAGGTAGGAACCTTGTTCCTTAACCCCGGTCACGCCAAACCAGCCGAGCGGCTTTCCGTCACCTCGCATGAGGTATTGAGGAATGCCGCTTTTTCGGATGGCGTGAAGCTGGTCGAGCTTTTCAAGGCCGCCGAGCTTTTCGGGGAACAGCACGGCCGAGAACGAAAAGCTCTCTGTAGCTTCGCCGACAAATTCCAGTGGCGGGCGTCGGCCCATTACTGGTTTCTCGACATAGTCGCCGCCGTTCTCGCTGTCGGTGCTGGTTGGATTGAGCGGCCAAATCTCAAATGACAATGCGCCGAGAAGGAAAAGCATTATTCAACCCCTATATCAGCGTGAAGCCCCGAGATTGACGACGTATCAAGGCGCGGTGAAATCACCGGGCTAAGGGTCGTCGCCATTTTTTGTTTGATGCGCGCCATGAACGCGTCAATCTGCGCCTCGGCCGCCGAAAGTTCGGTCGACAATGCGGCGTTGTATCCGTCCATCGTTTGCTTAGCGGCCGCCGCGGCCTCGGCAGGCTGCGCCTGCGGTATTGCCGCATTGATTTGCTGGTCGAGCATAGAGCGCTCGGCCTGCAAATTGTCTCGCTCAATGTTCGGCATGTCACGCATTGCCGGGTGAGTGTTTTTCTCAATTTGCGCAAGCCGGGCGTCTATTTCCGCTTGGCGTGCTTGCCATTCGGAAATGTCATGCGCCCGGCCTTCTTCCGGTGTGGCTTCCGGCCCGACGCGCTGGCTTCCCCCGACCTTCGACGGGTTGATGCCCGTCTTGCTTTCGATCCACGCGTCAATGCCGCTCGTCAGCCCCCAAAGGTTGCCCTCGGGGTCAACAGCATCCAGCACTTCCTTGACGGTCCAAGCGGTGCCGATGATACCGGCACCCTTGGCAGCCTTGCCGAGAAGCGAGCTTCCCTTCGATGCTGCGCCAGCCCCTGCAGCCGCGCCTGCGGCGGCCGCTCCGGCCCCGGTTGCGCCAGCGGCCCCCGAGATACCCATCGCAGCGCCTGCTACGCCGAGCGCACCGCGCCCGACCTTCGTCACAAGCAACAGCATCGCTAGAAGGGACGTGAAGAATGAAATCACGCCTCCGCCGACAAGGGCAATTGGCCCGAGTACACCCGCAATCATGAGTGCGTAAGTTCCGAATTCGAGGAGCTTAGGGTTCGACTGCGCGAGAGACTTCAACCCGTCAGCTGCGAGCTTGAAAGCTTCGGACGCGGTTTTCAGGACGCCGCTTTCCGCAATCGACACAAATAGATTTTCGACCGACGCTTCGAACTCGGCCCAATCGCCTACGATGCCCTTCATCATCGTTTTAGCCATGCGGTCGGTTGCGCCCTTTGAATTCTTCTCGACGTCGGACAGGGCCTTATCGAGATCGCCCGCAAGAAGCGTAATCAGTCGCGAACCCTGTCGAGCGTCAAAAATGCGGGCAATGTCGCCAAGGTCAGCACCCTTTTCGCGTAGCGCGCGGATGAAGCCGAAAAAGTCCACTTCCGAACCGGCGGCCGTGAGAACGTCCGTAATCGTTTCGGCGAGCTTCGACTTGTCGACGGCCGAGCCGTCGCCGCCGATGATTTCGGTGAGTTTGGCCGATAGTTTGCTCAAAGATGTATTGAGGCTCGGATCGTTAAGAACCTGCTCGATCTGTTTCGAGAAAGAGCTTGCATCGATACCGTCGACCGCGAGCGAGGAAATGACGTCCTGCGCGCTGATCTGTCGGCCGCCCTTCACGAACTTATCAATGTCCACGTTGAGGCGGCTTAGGGCTTGCAGCATCGGCTTTGTCGGCCGTACCATTCGCACGAGTGCGGATCGCATTGCGACGCCGGCTTCGCTTGCCCGGATGCCGTTACGGGCCATGACCATTGAAGCGGCGGCGACCTGTTCAATCGACATTCCCGCAGCGGCGGCCATCGGGCCGACGTACTTGAATGTTTCGCCCATCATTCGAACGTCGGTGTTCGAATTCGACGCGGAATAGGCGAGGGCGTCATTGACGCGGGTCAGACTGTCCGAAGCTTGCTCGACCGTCTTCATAGGTAGGCGCATCGCGGTCAGAATATTGGTCGCGATATCGGAGCTTTCCTTGATCGCAATGTCGCCAGCCAGCGCGAGGTTAAGCATGCCCTTCATGGAACCCATGATCTGGTCATACTTGAACCCGGCTCGGCCGAGTTCGTAAGCGCCTTTCATGATTTCGGAGTTCGTGGCCGGGAAAAGCTCGTTGAGTTCCTTCGCGTAGTTCTGGATCGACTTGCGCTGTTCGTCGGTTATGTCGGTAACAGCTTGCAGAGCGTTCGACGTCTTTTCGAAGTCATAGACCGCGCGCGCGCCAAAGAACGTCAGAAAACCAGCGGGCATTGAAAGCCCGGTGGTCATGTTGTGAAGGTTTCTCTTTAGGACTTGCGTTTGCTTGCCGACGTCGGAAACCATCGTGCTAACCGCCCCGCCAATGGCGAGGCGGCGCGCGTTCGTGCTGTCAACGGCATTGCCGATACCCCGAATGGAGTTCGCCGCCGCGCGGGCGGGGCCTGCAACGGCATCGATCAGCCGAACCGTGAGAACGGAAGTTAGATTTGCCATTTAGATACACCTCGGGGGTAGCTGCGATGCCGTTTCGAGCCAGTCGAGGAGTTCACCGACTGGCAGGTCGAGAAAGAACGTTAGGGGCGTGTTGGTAGCGTTGGCGACGAGGGCTATTGCTCGTCGCCATTCGTCGCCGCCCCACGCCCCGGAGCTTCCCCCGTGTTGAGGGCCTTTGCAGCGATATCTTGGAGGTCGGCGACGTCGAGTTCCTCGGCGGCTTCACCGATCCCGGTCAAACGGCCGACGATGGCAACCATTGCCGAATAGACGCGACTGTCCGGCGGCGTCATCTTCGACGCGATCTTTTCGAAATCAGGCTCGGAACCGGAAAGCTCTGCCGCGACTTGAGCGTTGTTGATTTCTTGAGAGGCCCTCGCGTTCGACGCATAGAAGCGCATCAGGTGAGCGACGTCGTCACCGATAACGACCATGTCGCCGCCCTTCGGCCTGCGGATCGTAACCGACGACACGGTCGAGCCGTTGATTTCAATCGGGTATTGAAGCGTGTGCTTTGTCATTTGGGAACCTGAAACAGAAAAAAGGCCCGCATGAGAGCGGGCCGGGAGGAGAAGCTATTCAGCGGTTAACCGCCGTTGCTGATACGGAGGATATTGTTGAAGTCGGGGTCGGGGTCGACCCCGCCTTGACGAAGCGTGTTAGTGAAGAAATCCCAATAGAATTCTTCCTTGCCGTCGAAGAAAACTTCGTAATGCAGCACCTCATTGATGGAATAATCGTGCCCCATCGTCTCGCCGCGCTTGAAGGCTTCGGGTGCGACCTTGGAAAGACGGCCTTCGATAATTGCTTTTGCTTCGAGAGCGTCGCCCGTCTTTTTGTCCCGCACGACGCCGTAGGCGGTGAATACTTTCCGCTTTGTCGTTCCGAGGCCGAAGTCCCGCAGGAGCGGGGCATCCCAACCCTTAAGCTTGAACGTCGGCTCTAGCTTCTGGACGCCGACGGCGAACTCGACGCCAACCTTGCCGCCGCCCGGAGTGTGGTCGACAAGCGTTTCCTGCAAGTCGGGCAGCTTCAATTCCTCAAGAGTGAGGAATTTCGAGTTCTTCGGATCGTGGTCGCCGACGAAAAGGTTCGCAGCCTCCATGATATAAATGTTCGACATGGTTGATTTCTCCGAAATCGAGGAACAAGAGGAAGCGACGGCGGCCTAAGCCGCCGCGCGAACCGGGTTAAGCTGCGACGTCGAGGCTCGTAAGCAGGTCGTCGAGGAGGGCATCCAGCGCCGGGCGGTAGCGCGCCGACTGGATGCCGATGTAACGCAGGACGGGCGGCTCCTCCGCCTGAAACGCCACGGTAAAGCGACCAAGACGAAGCTGTTCGGGGCTGTTCGTGTCCTTATTGAACCCGACCCGGAAACCGAGAAGGTCGCCGGTTGCCTGAATGTCGCGAAGGCCGCCCTTCATCGTCGCGAGAATGTCTTCGATAGCCCCTCGGTCAATATTGCGACGGCCGAGGAAATAGCGAAGCGTTTTGATAAACATTAGGTGGATATAGTCGCGGCCGCGCACCTGATTGTAGAAGCGCCAAAGCGTGTCTTCGGAGCACGTGTCAGTACCAACGTAGACATATCCGCCGTCCGCGATTGCGCCATCGGAGCTTTCGCCCCGGACGATAACGCCGATGTTCTTCGCCAGAAGCTGTTGACCTTCTGTCGCCCCGTCGAGGATCGAGAATTCGATCGGACGCGACGGCCCGACGATCCCGTAAATCGGCTGGTTGGCCCACGAATGGAACGGCCGTCCCTGAAACTCGTGATCCCGACGAACGGCAACGCCGATGATTGCAGGCGAGGCAGGAACGACGACGACTTCGCCTTCGTCGTTCATGTACTTGACGCCGCCGTCGACCGGAACGATGCGCTCCGACTGGATGCTTTCGCGCCAAGCAATAGCGGCCGCCTGATTGGTCGACGGGCCATCGACAACCGCCACGGCGAGGAGACGGTCGAGAAGTGTCGGCAGCCCTGCAACGATGGCATTCGCGCTTGCACCTTCTGCAATCTGTGACGTGAAGCCAGGCACGCAGATCAGGCGGGGCGTGAGGCCAAGTTCCGCACCGGAATTAAGAAGCGCATACATGCCGGTTCGATCGTTGATGTTTCCGCGAAGGTTCGCAATCGTCGCGGCGACGTCTGCGCCTTCCTCAACGCGAACGCCTATGATCGTAGCGGCCGCCTGAAACTCCCCGAGTTGCTGATTAATAAGTTCAACCGCAATCGGGCCGGTGCCCGTCTTCCCCATCTTCGCCAACATGGCGACGTCATCAGAATAGAACTGCACGACGCGGTCATAAGGAAAGGCGTCGGCATCCGCTGCCGGCGCAGTGAACACCATTCCGACGATTGACATGTCGGTCAGGATCGCGGGCCGTGGCTCGTTATCGATGCGAGTAATCGACAGGCCGAAAGTTGGATCGCTCATGCTCAAGTCTCCTTTGTGAGCAATGCAAAAACAAAATTGCCCGGCGCGACGGCCGGGCTTTCGGGCATAAAAAACCGCCTCAAGGGCGGGCTGAATTATGTCAGGGCAGGCGGCAGGGCTGCGCCTGCCGTCCACATAATGTCAATGTCGTCTGGCGTCTTGCCGACCTCCGGTTCAGAACCCAACTCGTCAAAGAGCGGGTCGAGGCGGTCAAATACCGTGATGCTTGCAAGCTTGTTTTTGGCGATGGTCCGTTTGGGATCGGGCCACTTTGCAATTGCCGCGTTAATCTTGTCACGTAGACCCGTTTCAAGATCGATGACCGTGTCAACGCGCCATTTTTCAAGCTTAGGCATCATCGCCCGCGTTTCTTCCGGCGTCGGTGCAATGGCAGGGTTGGGAACCCACTCATTCAAAGCGGGATCAAAACGGCAATCGCCTTCCGGTTTATCGGGGATCAGGCGGGCGTCGGGCTCTAAATCTACTAAGGCATCTTCGGCAGCGCAGAGCCGCCCAAACGCACCCATGCTCTCCGAGTATATCCAGAAAGTCGAATAAAGTTTCTCTGCCATGGCTTCACCAAATCAGGATAACGTTTGCATTGTAGTTGCCGGAGCCCCGAATTAGTCGCATCCACCAGCCCGGAGGGAGGCATCCAGACGTATATTCAAGGTTGGTGCTGTTACCTGCCGCTGTGGTCGTTCCAACGGTCCAGAAATCCACGTTATTAGGGCTGACCTGGAGTTGAACGGTATCGGCGTATGTTCCGGTAATCCTAGCGGTGTAGTAGATATTCTCGCCTGTCCCGTTCTGTGCTCGCTGATCGTGAGAGGTGAAATTCCACTGATCCCAACCCGCGCATTTCCGAGCTTTTCGGTTGGCCCGATCATCAGCGAAGGCCGCAGCGCGGCTTTCGATCTGGTTGAGAATGGCCTGAATATTCCAGCCGCCCACAGAGGCCACGTTGAAGTTGGCGGGGTTATAGACAAACATGTCCTGCGCTTCGGCACCGTCTTCGGCTTTCCAGCCCCAAAGCCACGTCGGAGTGCCTCCTTTTCCAGACCAATTGAAATTGAGCGCACCGCCGCCCACTCGACGAGGATATGCGCGCCCATTGTTTGCGCGAGCTACGGCGCTGTCTGCCGCACTGGCGGCGGCGTTATCGACGTAGGTTTTGCTGGTCGCTTCGTTCCCATCTGTGGCGTAGTGGTTGAGGATCAGCGCACCATCTGATGCGCGAAGGGTAATGTCTTTGTACGACGAAGGGTTTCCGAGAGCATAAGCCCGCCAAATCATGTTATTTGACGCGGCAAGCTGTAGTAGTAGTCCTTGGTTGGCCCCGGCTTTATCTTGAAAAAAGATATGCCGATTGTTTGCAGTTGCCCGCAAATACAGGTTCGCAGCATCGTCAGGATGGGCGATTACCAGATTACCGGCGACGGTACCGCCGCCGATAGGCAGGTAGTCCATAGCAGGCAACTGGGTGGCTGGAACCTTGCCCGTGCCGTCGAGACTAGCGACACCGTTCGCCTTACCCTTATCGACCGTTCCGAGAGCATCAAGGTTTCCTCTGCCCTGCGCCTTTTGTGCGAGCGAAAAGCTTTGCGCAGCATCGACCCGAACTCGCACTCCCAACGCGTTGCTAACGGTGGTCGCGAATTGCGGGTCGTTGCCAAGGGCGTCCGCAATCTTCTTCAACGTGTCGAGGGCTGCGCCAGAACCGTTTACCACCCCGTCAATTGCGGCCTTAATCGCGGCGGCAATTTCTGCGGCCGTCATGCCGTCAGTGATGCCGTAACCTTCAAGCGTCGTCGGCTTGTCCAGCAAATCAGCAAATGAATGCTTATGCGTGGATAGCGCCGTCTCCGATGCCTTTACCTTCGCATCGATCGCGATAAGGGAGGTCGCAATTTTTGCGACCTCCTCCATTTGGTTGCCTTTAGGGGACGGCAAAGGCCAATCATAGTTTGCCGAGTTGGCCATTTATCACACCTTTGAAAGTAGCATGCGCACCGCCGACAACTCCGGCCGCGCCGCGGGCGTGCCGGTAATCGTAATCAGCGTGCGCGCATCGAGGTTGGCCGCCGGGTAGGCGGATCGGATAAAGGTTTGCTCGACGAGACCGTCGCCGAGTTGGGTTGCACTGGAAACCGGAATGTTCGGGTAGTCTCCCGGCATTCCAATTTGGACAGTCGCGGAGGAACCGGCAGGCAATCGGGCGTCGAGCGTCACCAGCACTCGATTTGTGTCGGTGGCGTCGATTGCTCGCGTTGCATAGTTTGCGGTCGGCTGTAGCTCGCCCTCGATAATCTGGATATCGGGGAACAAGAACGGCGTTATGCGTTCGGTTCCGCGCAAGACTGCCTCGACTTGGATATCCTCGTTCTGGATATACTCGTCGAACCGGATCGTTTGCGAAGGTGCCGAAGTGATGACCTCTCCGCTTGGACGGCGGAGCCGGATCGAAATGTCGACCGACGGGTCGGGGTATTCGACGCCAGCACGGATAATCACGTCGGACATTTTGTTCGCCTTGAACGTGCCAATCGGGATAACCCGTTCGACAGGATCAAAGCGGCAGCCGAGCATTTCAAACCAGAGATCGGCCTCGTTATGGACCGTCCAAGTCGAAGCGTTCGACGACGAAAGAAGTACGCCGACCGTGAACGGCTGTTCCGAAATCACCGCGTTAGTGTCGAGGTCGATCTTGCCAATCTCGGCCACAAACAACGAATGCTCCGCATCGTCCGTCAGTGCAACGAAAGCAAATTCCCGGCCGCCTTGCAGGAAAACCGGGAAGTTGAAACGAGCCGTAAAGACTTCGCCTTCGACAAGGTCAGTGCCGGGGACAAATGCCTCGGCGAGAACGGTTTGCGTCGGCATGCCGACCTCAACCGTTCGAAGCTGTACCGCAATCGAGTTGCTTCGCGATCCCACTTTTGCGCACATCAACCGAATGCCCGAGAGGCACCACGATTGAGCGAGCGTAAAAGTCTGCGCAAGCGGATCGTGACCTTCGCCGCGTCCGCCACCGTCACCGCTTCGACTGATCGGGGTCGAGCTATTGGCGTTCGTGACGTTGGTTACATTGGTGACGTTGTTGATCACCGTGTTGTTGACGACAGGTTGGGGCATCGTGTCGGTCGTCGTTTCGAGCGACGACGTGAGGCGATATTCCTCAACCGTGATCGATCCGCGGCCGACGTATGTGCAGCCCGCTACCGTTCCGACAGAGCCTTCGAAGTAAATCGACTTTGAACCGGCCGGAACGTTGGGCGGCGTGGTGAAGTGCCCCGTAATCACGCCGTCCTCGTCGGCCGGACCCGACACGGTAGGCACAACGGGCACGCCGTCGAACTCGACAAGCTCCAACGTTTCATTTTCGATAAAGCCTTCAAGCCGGAAGTTAACGTCTCGCTGCCGTATGAACTCGGCGTTGACGACACGCTCGCTGACTTTCTCGACCTTTTGTTCAAGCGAGATACCGCTAATGAACTCGCCTTCGCCGGCTTCAAAAGCCTGCGTTTCCGGTGACGTCCATACGGTTTGTTTGTCGGTCCAAATGTCCGTTGAAGGCTCGACGCTTGCGCGCCCCGGCATCGGAGTGAACGTCTGATATGGATTGATCTTCATCGCCTTGCTTCGCCGTGGCTGGCGAATGACGGCGACTTCGACGAAATCCAGATGACGAATACCCACAAAGGCGGGGAATTCGTGCAGGCGAGCGTAGATCGGCAACGTCATCTTGCCGCCGAACACGGCCGCCGTCTGTGCAATGCCCTGATCGCGCATGGCATCATTGCGCAGCGGATCGACAAACAGCCCTCGCTTTGCTCCAACATCGCGAGCCGACACATCGTTCTTAAGACGCTCCTGCGCGACAAGGTCGTACACGTCGAGGAGCATCGTTCGAATGTCCTGAATTTCGCTGTATGGCACATTCCGGACGCCGGTAACCTCGACGAGAGGCTTTTGCCCCCAATCGTTCGAAATCCGGGCAAGTTCGATCATGCTGTCCGATACAATCGGAGGGCGAGGCCGAGACACCGCAGAAGTGCCCGTCACGTAGACCATGGAGCCGGTCATATCCATGCAAACGGCATCAATGCGCGGTAGCTTGTACGCGTAATCAATAAGAACGTTCGTATCCTTGGCGGCCCCGGTCACAGTAACAGTGTCGCGAGTGACCTCGTCCGGCTGTACGTTCTCATTGTAGCGGTATTTGACCGTGTAAGTCGTTCCCGGTGCGGGTTCCGGCCCGGATGGCGACCAGTCAATTTGCCCCTGCGAGAGCAACCAGCTTGCCGGCGAGGTGTAGACCGTATTTCCCTGTTTGATTTCGAGGATCGCGGTGACTGACGGGTGTTCCAGTGGATCGACGACACCGGAATAAGGTCCATGAAGAACGCTTTCGGTGACCTCCTTTTCCACTGTTACCCGACGAACGCTTGAAATCGGTGCCTTGGAAACCTTGAACGTCTGCGTTCCGCCGGTCGCCTCGGTAAAGGGGTGCGGCTCGGCGTCAACGTTGCGAAGGTCCGGCTTCTCCTCAACATCGAACGGGTATGATTGACGCCGCACAATGCGGCGACCATTCACATAGGCCGTCCCCTCGGAAACAGAAAACGCCTGTTTGCCGTCGGGCTTCGGCCCGAGGGCGGTAATCAAGAAGCCGTTGAAGACATACGACCCGTTGCTCTCGCGCGAATAGCCTTCGATCGCCTTGTAGATTTCCGAAAAGTCGATGTTTGTTGACGTCGTGAGGATAACGCCGTCCCGGACCTGATATACCGAAACGAGCGGCTCGGGGTCACCGTCCTGCGAATGCCCCCAAAGAACGGTAATTTCAATTCGGCTCGGCCCTTCCTCCATGTAGGCTTCTGTGCCGGGGATCGAACCCTTCAAATCCACGTCGACCACATCGGTTACGAGGACTTGCGAGCTTCTGACACCGATGGTCAGGTCGCCCTTGTTTGGGAGGACAAAGGTCGCGGCCGGCACGTCATGGACGATACCTTCGATGTAAATCGGGCAGGCCGGGAGGCGCACTCGAATATGGTCGTCATCCTCAATTTCAACAACCGGGTCTTGGCCGTCCATGACACGGCCGTCTTGAAGGATATAGTCAAACCCACGGCGCATATGATCGATTTGCATCGACTGCAATTCGTTCAAATCGGTCGATTGAAGATAAATGCCCTTCTTGTCACGGCCGACGTCCTGAAACGCGATTGCGTGGCGACGTAGTGCGCGATCAAACCGATCGCCATAACCGGCGCGCTTAATGATGCTGTTCATGGCACCTCACATTGTCAGAACGAAAGTGAACGTTTGACCGATCGAGCCATCGCGAATGATCGGCGAGAAGCGGTCGACTTCGATCATTTTCCCAAGGTCGACCACGTCGGCGAGGGGGACATACATCTGACCGGCCGGAACGCTTTCGGCCAATTTTGTACCGACGTACATGCCCGTTTCGCGCAACGTGTTGCTGCTCGCGTCGTCGAGATCGAGTTGAAACCGTATGAAGACGTACCCGGTCGGCTCGGAGCTTTGCGAAAACTTCGCGCCGTCGGCCATGACGATTTCGCCGTTTGGATCAGGCACGACAAAAAACTTGTCGCGCGTCCTCGTCATGCCAACGGTATTTTCAAGGCCGGTCAGCACCGACCATGCGGCATCTTGGGCCGCCTGTTCTTCTGGCGTAGACGGCCGGGGCTGATCGTCCCATTCCGGCAAGCCTTCGCCGACGGCAAGAAAGAGCGTCATGTCATAAAGCGCTTTCGCCAGTGCGACGCGCCCGTCTTGGGTAAAGACAGCCATTATTCAAATCCTGTTTGGACACGCGGCACCGGAGCGCCGAAAGGTTGATGAACAAACGGCGCATTCTGGAATGCGACCGTAGCGCGGTTGCGGTAATCGACCCGAACCGCCGCCAGCGACGCGAAGCGCGTCGAGTGCTGGCTCATTGGAATGATCGATTGGACGGTTCGAACCGTCTCAATGTGTTGAACGTCCTTGACGTCCACTCGCCCGCCAGTCGGGACAATGACCTGCTTGCGGTGGTTGACGCGGATTGAAACAACGGGTCCGCCGGGTTCCTTTCGGGTGCCCGACCATGTGTTTAATCCTGCCCCGCCATTGAGCCGGTGCTCATTCAATCGGAACGCCCTTACGTCCCATCCCGCGGTCAGGCGGGCGAATTCCGAGCGCAAGGGCTTCGACGACTGGACTAGCTGCGTCGTCGGCCGCAAGAATTGGGTATTGGTCGGCTCAAATGGCAGGTGAATTTGAAACCACCACCATTTGCGTGCTGTCGCTGGAAACTCCTCGATATCGCCATCGTGGTTTATCCACCGCAAGGACTTATGGATCGCTGCGGGCGTTCCTATAATTCTCTGCCACTGGATGCCTTCGCGAATGACGTCCCGAAGGTTCGGAAGAAACTCGGCGACCTCCGACAAACCATATTCCGCGACGAGATAGGGAATAACCCTGTCGATCGGGTGGAACTTAAACCCGCGCAATTCGACGATGCCGGGCGACAGTTCCGGGGTTCGGTCAAGAGCCTCCGAAAATGCCTTTTCCAGCGCCGTCGCATTGCTTGGAAGCAATGCGATACGTTCGGCCATCAGTAATCGCGCCCCATATAGTTGAGTTTTATCTCGCCGATGGCGATTGCGGTGCCCGGCGCGGCAATAAGAGGAGCGGTCGGACTAACCATTTCCACGCGCTGGACGCCTGACACGTGCAAACGAGCCTCGATCCATGACGGCACGAGGTCGAACCCGATCCCGGTTTCTGTTGTCCAAGCCTTCCGAAGCGCATCTTGCAGAGGCGTCATATCCGCAATGGGAGCGGACGGTAGTAGCCAGACATTCGCCTCGACGTTTGTGCGGTTCTGGACGGCCGCTTCGACGACGACGGTATCGTTTAGCGGACGAACGTCGTCGCTCGTGACGATTGCACGAACAGCGTCGAGCATGGCGTCGTCTGGAATGCCGTCATTGTCGCGTGAAAGCACGGCGACATGAATAATCGGCCAAAAATCCTCACGATAAACGGCGACGTCCCGGATGCGGACGTCGGCGCGTCTGGCGGCTGCCTTGTACCAATTCGCGCCGCCCGCAGGCGAGCGCGCTTGAATAGCGAGAACGGTCCGGCTCCGAAGGGCTTCGTCATCTTCGCCTTGCAGGCGCTCCACATCGTAGAAGGCTGCGAGGTGGTCAAGATCGGCACCATTCGCAAACGCCAAAAGGTTTGCTCGCGCCGCATCATTCACGCGCGCGCGGAAAAGTGCTTCGCGGAACGATGCAACTTGCATCAACTTATTTGCGAGCGCGCTTTCGAGCGCCAGAGTTGGCGCGATGGCGGGAAACAACCGAATAAGCTCGTTCTGCATGTCGGCGAGAATTTGCTCGAATGCGATTGTTTCGATCACGTCGGGCGAAGGGTAACTTTCGAGATTGATTGTCATATCAAAACCAGCCCCCGGCCCACGGCCCCGCTAATGGTTAAATGCTTCGGACTGCCCGACGTGAAATTGCCGATCAGCGCTAACGGGCGATAATCGCCCTCAATTCGAACCTGAAATTCTCCGCTTCGGTTAACGGAAAGCGGCGTTATCTTCGCGATCTTGAAGCGAGGCTCCCACTGGTCGATTGCTGACGTCACGGCCGCAAAGAACCGGACAATCGTTTCAGTGGTCAGATTTTCGCCCATCAACGGCGGAACGATCGATCCGTACCATTCCCGCATGACACGCTCGCCGAAGAACGTTGATAAGAAATCACCGATACATTGTTCAACATGCGCCCAACCTTCGATGATTTCCCCGGTTTGCCGATCAATATCGATGCCGAGGGCAGAGTTAAGCGACATGGCATATCTCCCGGCTATTTCTCGGCTTTTCGCCGCGGTTGCTTGCGTTCTTGTTCCGGTCGCTCGGCAGAGGGCGGGAGCGCGATTGTTCCTAACGCCAACTCATAGGCGGCCTGACTGTCGGATAGGGCGATTTTGCCGTCCTTCGGCTTGCGCTGCCCGGCGATCCAGTCGCCCGCGCGTTCGGTCACGAGATAGGTCTTTTTCATGGCATCCTCTTTCTATGGAATGCGGAAGAACGTCCGCCCCGTTGTCGGGTGCCCGCACGTTGCAAGGTGCCCCTCCCGGCATACGGCAATGCCGCCCGCTCGAAAGGATGGGGAACCTTCCGCCATGACCGGGCTGCTATGCGGGAAAATTCCATGCCCCGAAACCCGGTCGCCCTTAACCGCAATAGGTTGGCCGTTGATGCGAAACCAAGGTACTTGCAAGCCGAGTTGCACGCCCCCGGCCGTATCGACACCCACTAAAGCAATGCCCGGCATGGTTTACCCCTGACTAAAATCAAAATCGGGCGCGACAGCCTTTAGGCCCGCGCCCGTCAATTCCATTGTGGTGCCGTCGCACTCGATCAGCATTCTCGGCACTTTGATCACAAGCTCGTTTCCCCGAGCTTCGATAGTAAGCGCGCCAAAAGTGATGACGTTCTCGTCGCCCTTTTCGCTTGGTGATTTGTTGCTGTCGCTCCATGTCATCGGAACGGCCAATCCTTGCCGGAAATCGCCAGCCCCGCTTAGAACCGTCATTTGCTGCCCGACGGTTGGGGGAGCGTGAACCTTTAAGCCGCCGGCAACCTGCGCATACGGGATTGGAGGCGAAAGCATCGGCTCTTTGTCGCTTCCCCCAAGGCGAACGCGAACCGTCCCTCTTTTGGGGTCGACCTCCGCGACCGGGCCTTGCTTAATCATGCCGTCGAAGCGTCGCTCAATCTCGGCCGTTCGGCGAAGCACCTCGACGAGTAGCTTATCTATCCTCATTTCGGCTTCTCCGGCCCATCGACTTCAACGGCTTTTTGCTCGTCGACCGAAAAGCCGTCAGTCATTTCGACGGCAGCAAGCGGGACAATTTCGGATATCTCAACTGGCTTGCTACCGATGATATCCGTCTCGTCGTTTGCAAGGCCAAGCTGGCCGCGTGCGAGTTCCCAAGGCAAATAGTCACCGCCCGTAATCTCGGCTTCGATCAGCTTCGCCATACCAGCGAAATCGGGATCGGCCTTCATGGCCGCAAGGACACGTCCCCAAGCGCTTCCCGGTGCGGGCGTTTCGCCCGGTGTCGGTTCGTTGATATGGTCGATTGAGTAAATGTATTGCCGGGCTGCATACCGGACGCCCTTTTCTTCGTCCGCACCGCGTCGGCTTGAAATGGAATGCACCTTTACGACCAACGTTCGCCAGAGGTCGCCCCATTCCCCGCCATCTGCGGAGAGGGCCTTTGCGATTTGCCAGCCGACAATGCCGACGGTCGCCTCAAGACCGGCATCGCTCGCCGGTATTGATATGACTTCGGTCGTCGCGCCTTTGCCGACTGCCACTTCGATTTTTTGAGTAACGGCAACCTCAATCACTAGTTCGAGCTTGTGATTGCCCGCGCGCAGGTCTCTACCTTCGATATCGACGTTGTCGTCGTCAGTGGTGACGACGATCACCGGCCGAGGTTCGCCTTTTGCGACGAGGTTGATCGGATTTATCTTGCTGTCGAAAATCCGATCCTCGGCGAAGGTTCGATCTTTCAAAGCGCGGATAGTGGCGAGGCGAACGGCGAGGGCTGTAAGGCTCATCGGTTTCCATCCAAAACAAGAGAAACGACAACGTCGCCACGGTCGGAACTTTCCGGCGCGCGGGATACTTCATAGGGCGGCTCCTTCGGCCGCTCGATAAGGAGAATTTGATCGCCTTCGCGAAGCGCGTATTTCAACGCTTCATAGACCGGAGGATCGAACCAAATGGCCGCCTCGCGCTGTGAAAGACGCGTTGACGTGTTGATCTTCGTGCCGCGTCGCGATCCGTCGAAAGGTGCCGTTTCCGGCGTCAATGAAACGACGACGAAAACGTCTACAATTCGACGGTCAGGATCGGGAGAGGGGCCGCTATAATCGCTTTGAATGCGAGGTACGACCCGAACAAATTCCCCAAGCTCACGCTGCACCGCCCCGAAGGCGGTGCGCGCTGCGATGCTGTTGAGGCGCATAGCGGTTAGGTCCGCTTGCCCTTCATAAGCACCTTCGGACGGGTGCAGTATTGGAGCGCGTTCATCTGCGTATCCAGATGAACGCCTTTGTCGTTCTGCATCCGATATTGCTTGTTGTAGAGGCGCTGGCCGATGGTATTCACCGTGTCGATATAGTCGGCCGGGGCGTAGGCGGTCTTGAAAAGGCCCGGGACGCCAGTCGGGAAGAAGTTTGCCTTATCCGGCTCAATGAAAGTCTTTCCATCGACAACTGCGCCACGATAGTTTTCCCACACGATGCCGCCAAACTCAAAGATGCCGTAGCTTGAGCGGTTGGGGCCGACATAACCTTCGCGAAGGATTTGTGCTTCCGACCAGCCCTTGAAGGTTTCGCGGACTTCGGGATGCGAGAGCAGATCATCGAAGAAATTGTCGCCGACAAACGAATGAATGCCGTCGAACGGGATGCCGCCGAGAATGTCCGACATTTTGCGGACTAGGCCAGCGCACTTCTTGCGAAGCGCACCTTCCGCCGGGTTCGGATTGTCGAGGTCGAAGTCAATCTCGGCTTCCGGGGTGACGCCGAACTCGTTAAAGAGGTTGAGCGTCGAGCCGTCGGCATAGATCACGATGCCCTTGACCGCACCCATGCGGGCGTGTTCCTCGGTCACGGCAAAGTTGATGACGTGGGTCTGCTGGCGCTGACCGACCTTCATCATGACCGTTTCAAGCTGGCGCTCGGTGCCGAAGGCGCGGACGCCCTGTACTTCCTCGGCATAGATCGCGTCATTGATCTCAAAATGAGGAATGATGAGCGAGCGGAGGTCGCGCTTTTCCTTGCCGATGGTCGTTCCCGGAGCGCCGCGCGGGGTTGGAGGAACGATAGTCAAAATATCGCCCTTCTTTTCGATGGCGATCGTCGTTGTATCAACGCCACTATCGTTAAACAGACCCATTTCGCCGATGCGACCGGGCTTGAATTTCAGTTCATTGATAGCATCGGTCAGGCTCGTGGTCGAAAACGCCGCGTCGTTAAAAATATCCAACATCTAAGTTGTCTCCAAATTTTCGGAATGTGGTGCGTTGCTGCGGCGGGATGCGTTAGCGAACGATGATGCCGAGGGCGGCGAGAGCGGAAATTGCGGCGGCCTTTTTCTCCGCCGCGATTACCTCCGGCCAAGCAAGGCAATGCGTATTCACCTCGGCGTCACGACGAAGCGCCGCAATCTCGACGGTTTCACCTTCGCCAGTAAGGGCTGGATAGATCGCGATGGCGGAGGGCTTTTCGCTCCCATCTTCTCCGTCTGGATTGTAGGCCACCGCCTGATAATCTCCGGCCTCAACGCCGACGATCACTTCAAAGCGGTCGCCTGCGGCGAACGGAGTGCCACCGGCCGCGATGGTGAACTTGACCTCCTTATTGAAGGCTGTTCCTACCGTGGCATTGCCGATGTTGACGCCAGTCGGGTCCTCAACTGCAAAGGCGGTGTCGGACGTCGCGATCGCGACATAGGTGCCGTTCTTGGCCTTGGATGATACCGGGGTGCCCGCCATCGTCAGCGTGCCGTTACCGGCATTTTCGGCTCCTGCAACAACCGTTGCGGTTACGCCAGCCGCCATCGCGAGAAACGCCAAGATCGTCCCCGCCTCAATGGCCTGTTCCGCAGCGACCGTCACGTTTTCGCGCGAGCGGTGGCCGTTGGCCTCGCTCAAGATAAATTCGCCCGCGTGGCGGGGTTCGACGAACACTTTCGACATTGTTCAATCTCCAATGAAAGCGATTTGGGAAAATATGGGAGGGCGCTTGGAGCGCCCCGCGATCACATGCGTGCGTTGAGCTTGCTTGTGACTTCACCCCACGCGGCTTTTGTCTTTTCGGCCTTGCTCGGCTGTTTGTCGGCCTTTGGGTCAAAGACTACGAGGCCGCCGACAGCTTCATGCGAACGCTGACCTTCGATATCGGCATCGTTGTCAGGTTCTGGCTTCGATGCTTCCAGACCTGACAGAACGCCCTTGGCGGTTTCCGCCGAAAGGTCGGTCGTAAACGCAAGGTGCATCGCCGAAGCTTCGCGGCCTTTGGCTTCCGGCAGATTGAGAATTGCCTGAATGCGCGCCCTTTCTGCGGTCGCTCCCGCCTTTTCGCCGACCGTCTGGCCTTCGGTGCGAGCGGCTGCTACGGCGGCATCATGTTCCGCGCGAGCGATCATTTGTTCATTCATGGTGTTGCTCCTGAATTTGGAGGTTGCGGAGGGGGATCGCCCGTCCAGTTCTTTGATGACCGCCTCGAAATTGCCGATGCGATCAGCCATTCCGGCCGCAACTGCGGCCGAGCCAATAAGCACGTCGCCGCCGCCAAACTTGGCGATCACGTCGTCGGGCTTTACACCTCGGCCTTCTGCGACCGTGGCGATAAAAACGTCGGCGAGCGCATCAATCGTGCGCTGAATGCGCGCTCGCCCTTCGTCGGTTGAGAGGTCCGTTCGCTTCCCGGGGGATTGCGACGAAATGAATTCGATCCGTCCGGCCTCGGCGTCTTTTTTGCTGGTGTCCTGCAAGGCTGCACGAACACCAATCGAGCCAAGTAAAGCGGTATCGGCGATCACGATTTCCGTTGACTGCGAGGCAAGCCAGTATCCCGCCGAGGCTGCCGAACCGCCGACATAAGCGACAATCGGCTTGATCGCCTTCCCGGCGCGGACGGCCTTGGCTAACTCGTCGACGTTCGTCACCGATCCGCCGGGCGTGTCGTAAGACATGACAATCGCCCGGATCGACGGGTTGTCGAGTGCTGCTTGAAGGTCCCGGCGCAAAATGTCGTATGACGTTGCGCCGGATATGGCCGTAAACAGGTTGGCGCGACTGACAAGCGGGCCGCGAACATCAAGAATGGCGACCGACCCGCGGCGGGTCAGGCGCTCGGCAGTGGGGACATGCTCGGCGCGATAGGCTTCAAGAGCATCGATCGAGACGTCATTTTCGCGGGCGGCAACGGAGAGGACGAGTTCTAGCCCTTCGGCTGTTATCGCCCACGGCTCCGCAAGCGCCGCCCGGAGGGCGCGCGTTGCTGGCATTGAGGTTTTCCTTGTGTTTTACCGGCGTCGTGAGCCGGCGACGATCGCAAAGCGACGGTTCAAACGCGGAAGTCCGTTAAGCTCGCGGCATTCATCTTCCGCCCTTTGCATTTCTTGCCGCAGCATCGCGAGATTGCCTTGCAAAACAGAAGTTTGGACTTCCTGTTCGTTGTCCCCGTGGCGGAAACGCACGCGTTGAGCGGTCCCTCCGGCAAGCCTGTCGAAATAGGCTTGCCGAAGTGCTTTTGCTCTCGCGCAAGGATCATCCCAATCAATGGCGACTGGCCCGATTTTTTCGACCATTATTTTTCATCCTCAATTACGAGTTTGTCGCCGACGGGATCGGGAACGATAGGCCCCACTTCGGGGAGGCCAAGCTCTTTCCGCTTCTTCTGCTCTCGTGCACGTTGATCGTAAACGTCTTCCCAATCCGCACCCATGTCGTTGCAGATCATTTCATCGCTTACGACGCCGAGCCGTTGGTAAATCTCGTGCGCCTTGGCCGATTTGAGGTCGTCAGCTTGAGGCTTAGGAGGTCCTCGCCAATCTGCGGAACACGCCTCTGAACGTTGTGCGCGAAACGCTCGCGGCCCGCCCGGGAAAGGGATTGTTCCGCGTTCGATCTCTTCCTCAAGCCATGCCTCATAGACCTGCTGTAAGAAACGACCGCAGATATTTGCCCGCCGCGAAAGCGTGATGGGCCATTTTTCCGCTGTGGACATGCGTACCGACGAGTATGTCGCCCCGGTGTAATCTCCCGTGAGAGTTTCCACGGTCATACCGAGGCAGCTTGCAATCTCCCGGAGGAGGAACTTGCTGAACGCCTCGTAAGTGTCGTTCGGATGCTCCGAGCGGTTCATCTTAAGGCTTTCGCCCGGAAACAGGTGAGCAATTCGCCCTCCGACGCCGAGGTCGATTTTCGTCTGCTGATACCAAGCCTTTTTGAAGCCGAACAACGTCTCGGCCGGTGCGCTGTCATCCTGCTCGGTCGGGTCTTGAAGCGCCCGCATAAGGTCCTCGGTCGGGGCCTCGCTCTCAATCGTGGCGGCAAAGATCGCCTGAATGAGAGCGGCCGTTAGCGTTGCGTCCGCAAGCTGGTCATACTGCCGAAGGACCCGAAGGACGGGAGCGAGCGGCGTAATGCCGCGAACCTGCCCCGGCGCACCTTGGAAGATATGTACGACCTGCGGCCGCCCCGCGCCGTCGCGGGCGGAAATGTCAACTCGTTCCTTGTAAACGCCATCCCGGAGGAACCGATAGGCGAGCGGAAAGCCGAAACTGTCCATTCGCACGCCTTGATAAAAGCCTGTCAACTCATCCGTGTCCTGCACAAGTCGGTGCGGCAAAACGAGTTGAACTTTCGTCCTCGACAAAGCCACGTCCCGGCGGATCGAAGGCAGAAGGCTTACGGCCTCGCCATAGGCATACCAAGTTTTCAGGACCATCGCCGTCAGTTCGCCGATGGAATGCTTTCCCGCCGCGTCGCACTCGACCGGGTTCTCGGACCAGAGTATCCAGCGCCGTTCGACACGGCTTGTCCAGTCGTCGGCCTGCTTTTCGTCCCATCCGAGCGCGATCCGGTCGGGCCGGGGCGCAAGACGAAGGCCCGTGCTGATTGTGCTCGCGACGGCCTGCTCGACCGCCCCGGCAATCCATCCCGAATTGTGGAGCGCATCGATAGCGCGCGCGGCCGCCTCGACGTAAGAGCGTGCAACGTCCTCGCGGGCGTCCCGGAGGGAGGGCCGCCACGCAAAAAGCGCGGCTGCCCCGCCGCTCCCCGGCGAGCGGAAGTATTGCGCCGAATGCTGCGGCGACGAGGCCGGGAGACCCGCGCCCCGAACGGCATTCCGAAGATGTTCAGATACGCGAGTGAGAAGGCCCATGATTACAACCCATTAAATCCAGCCGCAATCTTGGCGATCCGGTCGAACTTCGACCCGCTCGCCTCGACCGGCTTACCGTTTGCATCGGGAACCGCAATTCGCGGTTCCGCTCGATCGTCGTCGTCGTCACGTCGTCGAGCATTCGGGCCGAGGCGGTGCGCATTGAGTTGGAAACCGGCGGCGGCGGCCAGTGCCTCGCAGTCAAGCAAGTGGTTTTCGCGCGATCGCTGCACCCAAACCGGCGTGCCGGAAGGTGACGTCGTGCGGGCTTCACTTACAATTTGCTGGCAATAGTCGTCCGTGGTTTGGGAATGGAGATACCACGCCCCAAGTGCTGGACTGCCATCCTCGGTTAAATGAGGATAGCGAAGTCGTTCATGCACCCAACTTTTCCAATGGTCCGTATCGAGGAGGTGCAGCGTCAGGCCGTACTTGGCCGACTTGCCGTCAGGTTTCACCTCGATTTTCGACTGAATGATCGGCTTTGACTGTGTGCGTCGCCCCTTTGTAGGGAAGACGAAACGCGGGAACCGCCTTGCAAACTCGTAGACGCGATGCTCCGGCACGGCAAATTTTTTGCCGGGCCGGAAGCCACTGTCGACGAACGCAAGCCTTATCGGCAGGCTGTCGATAGGTTGCGTAAGCAGGTCGGCAAGATCGTCCCAAACATCTTGCTGCGAGGTTTCTCCCCAAAGATCGCCGCTATCGACAAGCCAAGAGGTCGCGCGCGGCCCCCAAGCCCGAATTACAAACGGGAGGCGGTTTTTCTGGACGTCGACGCCGGCAGTCAAGAAAACCGCTTGATCCGGCAACGTCCGAGGCAGATACGGGGCCTTGAGCCTCGCGACCTCCTCCCATTCTGGCACGTCGCCGCCGCCGGGAGTGAAAACCTCGCCGAAACCTGCGTTCACGGCAGTTTGCACTTTGTCGCTATCGCCCGAGGCAAGCGCCTTCAAATAAGTTTCGGCCCGCTCGCCGAAGGAAACGAAAGGCGACGCAAGACCAGAAACCCAAAACGAAAGCGTTGTCGTGTCGGGCGGATCGCCGAAGACGTTGCCGTCTTCGTCCACCGTCTGGCCCGGCGCGACAAACACGCCGGTAGCGTTCATTTCGGCCTTGTCGCTCTCCTCAATCACGCAACCGTTGCGGGGGCATTCAAGGAAAGCCTCGCGACGAGCTTGCGCAGGCGTCGCACGCTTAGGCCATGACAAGCATTTGAACCGCGGAACAAACCACTCCCGACAGTGCGGGCAACGCCATGTCCAATGATGGCGCGTGCCCTCTTGCCAAAGTTTCCAAATTGGTGACGCGACGTCATCCGTCGGCGCGACCTTCCAGAATTCAAGGCCGGTTTCCTCGTCCATTTCCGTTTCAACCATTCCTTGGGAGGGCGTGGACGTGATGCCGGTCATGAAATCTGCGTAAGTGATGCCGCGGGCTTCGACGAGGCCGAGCGGATCGCCCTGGCCTTTGACGTTCTTGAGCATTTCGTCGTACTCGTCGACGAGTGCCAAACCCGCAGGGTCGGACTTAAGCGCGGTGGACGAACCGGCGTGAGCGAGGCGGACAGTCACGCCCGCGACCCGTTTCAAGGTTTTCTTCATTCGCTTTCCGCGCGAAAGTTTTGCCTTGAGCTTCGGGGCCTCGTCGAAAAGTCCCATAAGACGCGGTTCAAACTGATCCGTTAGGAACTCCCGAGAGGGACCGACATACAGGATCGGCACCGGCCGCGTGTCGCAGCGGTGGCCGATCACATCGAGAATGCTTTCGGTTTTTCCGCTTTGCGCGCCGGTCACGAGGACATTGCGGGTATATCGATGGTCGTCAAAACCTCGCGTGAACGGCACAGCGTAAGGTGTAAGGTACGGGTCGCGCTGTCCGGGCTTTCCCGAAGTGGGGGGATAAACCCGGTTTTCAGCGCCCCATTTGTCAGCCGTCGTCTTCTCTGTCGGTTCCCAAAGGATCGCGGCCAGATCGTAGAGCCTCGCTTGCCTCTCGGAACTTGTTTTGTGATCGAGCAAACGCGCCATTTAGACCCTTCTCAATCTCCTCGCGCAGCTTCACGTCCCGCGTAACCGATGCGGGAAGCCCTGCCAGTTCGGCCCGGAGCGTGGCTAAGATGCTGGATGAAACGGCCTCGACGTCGTCCATTTCGACGAGCCGGCCTTCCTCTTTGGCGATACGAAGTTCGACTTCGCGCTGTCGCGCTGCCTTCAAGCCGTTGTCCGCCGCTGATTTTGTTGATCGCCGTTCCTCGTCTTTGAGGGAGCGGACATAGCCTTGCACCACTGCGACGAGCGGATACTTCCCTTTGACCGCCGCCGGGACATAGCCATTCGCTGCCAACTGCCGGAGCCATTGCGTCGTAATTCCCAAGAGGGAAGCCGCCCCGCTGGCGGAAATCATCTCCTCGCCAGTCAAGGCAAACGCTCGCGGCGTCGGAGGGGCGACGGTTGGTTTTTTCGCCATGGCGAACATTCCTTCGGTGCAAAGCAAACCGCGATTTTCGAAAGCTGAAAAACGCGCAAATTCGGGGCTGCGGCGGCACCGCATGCCTTGGCCTTGGGGTACGGTCCCTAAAGGGGTGGGGGTACCTCGCCCCGCAGGCGGTCACCCACGCGCGCGGTCACCCTGCCGATACCGATTTGACGTCCGCGCAAGAACGCGCTTCTACGGTCAAATTTGAGGCTTTCGACTGGCCGGGGTCAGGAGAGCTTGAATAGGCGCATGAGTTCATGCTCGACGCGGGTCATGACGAACCCACCGACCATGCGCCACTTCTCGGCCGTCGGGTCTTTGACGACCTCGCGGGCGATGTTGGGACCGAACAGCGGTTCGAGCGGTCCACGCTCTTTGCCTTCACGCTTGAACACCCTGCCGTCATATGCGGGGACGATGAAGGTCGACTTGAAAACTCGGCGCTTTTTCCACGGGGCAGCGCTCACACCTTTCTTGCCTTGTCGGGCGTTGAAAAGGTTGAGGTTTGTTTCCCCGCCTTCCGCTTCCAATTTGTATTCGAGCTTGTTCGGGTGCGCTCTAATGGTTTTGACGGCCTTGTTAATCAGGCCGTACTTGATCCCGGTTTGAGCGACCAGTGAACGCTTGACTTGCGTGCGGGCTTGGTCACCACCGCGATTGAGTGCCCGGGCGAATACACGCTTTGCATCACGTTCGCCGATTGCTTCCAGCGCTTTGCCGTACCGCTTGAATACGCCGTCCGAGGTGATGACGATGCTTGCCATGATTTCACCTGATCAGAACCCGGCATGAAAAAACGCGCGGTGCCGATAGGCATCACGCGCGCTCGCATGCGGATTTAAAATTTAAAGATTTTCGATTTTAACGATGGATCAGAATAACAATACTAGATCGCTCGTCTCTCCGGGAGACTTGTCGTCTCCCGTCGCCTCGCTCTCGTCGGTGCTCTACGATCCGCGCGCGACCCCATCGTCTTAACGCGAGAGAAAGAGCGAAATTGTCTCACTCGTCAAGACGAATTTTTTCAACCGGACGCGATTTCTTCTAACCGGACACGACGGGGCGGAACCTAAACCATTGATGTACCGACGGTTTCGACCAGTGCCGGACAGGTGAAAATATTTTTGTCCGGTATGCGTGTCCGCCATCCTTTCAGTGCTTTACAACCGGACAATTCGATAAGCTATTGGAATTGCGTTTATAATTGACATGGCGGACAGTGGATTGTCCGCTTTCTCCCCTGTTTATGTCCGGCTATTAGCGCATTTTGTCCGGTTGCCGCATTGCTATGTCCGGCAGCGTCTTGCGCGGGCGGCGGCGCAGTGCTTTGCGTCTGGCGGGTGATTTGCAGGCGATTTGCCTTTAAGAAAAGTGCGAAAAAATCTAACTTTGCTATTGCGCTGTTAGATAAAATCTGCCAAAACATAGTCACAAACAGCGATTTTATAGCCGAGCCAGATAGAGAAAAATGCCATGCCCATTAGCCCCAACGGATACACTGACGATTTCGGGCCGAACGTCTCCCGCATTCTTAGTCAGGGAACCCTCGTCGTTCGTGGTCGCATCCCTGCACAAGTGCGGAAGGAATTGTCGGCGGCTGTAAAGGCAAAGGTTCTTGGTCGTCTACGTAAGGATGGCCTGAAGCCTGAAGTCTACTTTCATCCGAGCCACAAGAACGGTGCGATTGATCGGCAGAAGCGCGAAGCGGCCTATGCCATTTCTTGCATCGCCAAGGTCATAGCAACTCCAGCGCAGGTTCGCGAAGGCATCGAGCAGAGCGGCGGCGATGTTCTGGAATACGCACTCAACGAAATGAAGCGGGGCGCTTGAGCCTTTCAGTTTCCCGTCTCTTTCCCTCCAGTCAGGGGCGGGTTTCTCAAATGTTCAAACGAGTTGGGAGTAACGCAAATGACGCACAAGCACACAGTACCGCAATCAGTGTTTGACAGCCCGGAAGCGCGTTTCATTGCCAAAATTGCGACCAAGCAGGCTACCGATGAACTGGACCGGATGAATCCTAACGATCTGGATGTCGGCAACCCGAACCATCCAATCAACAGCGGAATATTCGGTTACGATGCCCGAGAGTTCCTCGCCAAACAATACCGTTCCTAAGCCTTCCGGTTTCCGCCCGGAAGGGCGGCTTCCCGAATGCTTAACCACCACATGAGGCATTATCATGCAGATTTTTGAAGTAGAATTGCCGCGGGGAAATCAGCGCCGAGAAGCGCTTAAGCGCCCGCTACCGGAAGCCCAAATTGCAACGCTCCGCGAGGTGAGCGCCGCCTATCAGGCGCGATGCCCGTTCAAGGTAGGCGACATAGTCACCCCGAAGCCGACGTCGACCTATGCCGACAAGGGCGTTCCGCATGTCGTCCTTGAGGTTGCGGCGGACCCGATACGGGATTTCGAAACCGGCGACTGCCTTTTGGATAACTACGGTTGCCGTTTGGATATCCGGGTTGGCGTGCTGATCGGCGACGAGGTCGTCGCATACTGGCAAGAAAGCTGGCAGCACCAACTTTATCCGGCCGAGTAACGGCCGCCAATCAATTCCTTAAAATTTCCCGCCGACTGATCGCGCGTTTCTGCGCCACGGCGAAGCTATGTCGAAAGAGGACGAGCAATGGCTCAAATCCGATACATGACCGGGCCGGAGGTCCGCAAACGGTACGGCGTCACCGCACAGACGCTAATTAAGTGGACCCGTGACGAAAGGCTCGGCTTCCCGAAGCCGCTCTCGATCCGGCGTCGCAATTTCTGGCGGCCCGATGAACTCGACGCTTTTGACCAGCGTCAGCGCGATTTGCTTGCATCGAGGAGCGTTTGAGAATGGATAACCTTACTCTCAATGTGATCGAACATATGCAGGCGAGGGGAGACACCATTCGCCGTGTTTACAATCTCCCGACCGACCTTCACGCGCGCTTGCTTAATTACATGGCAGCGACGGGCATCGACACGGAAGTCGAAGCCGTCCGCCGGCTTTTGTCCGACGAGCTTAACAACCACGAAACGGCCGATCAGGCTTTTTCCCGGCTGGCGATGATGCAGGCCGACGAGGCAGCTATTGCAGCTTGCGGTCACCCGCAGGTTGAGGGCTTCCGCTGGTCCGATAGCCGGGACGAGTTTGCAATTTTCCTGCGCAACGGCCGAGTTATTCAATACGTCGACGGATTTGCCCGTATCGACAACCTGCCAGTGAGGGCGGTCCTATGACGACGGGCAAGACGACGCCGGGGCCATGGACCCAAGGCAAACTTCTATCCACGGCCACAACGCGGCGCTGGACGAAGGAAGTGCGCGACGAAGTGCAGACTTCGGAAAGAGTTCGCGTTTTCGCGAATTTTAGGGCGGCCGACGAGGGGCGCGGCCGCGAACTGGTAGCGGTATTTCAGCGGCCGGAAGATGCGGCGCTCGGCGCGGCGGCTCCTGAATTGCTCGATGCCGTCTACCTGGCTTTGCCGTTCGTCGAGGATGCGCTCGAAAGTCCAGTGTTCACACCGGGTGTGGTCAAAAAAGCCGTCGCGCAGTTGCGCGCGGCTATCGAGAAAGCGGAGGGGAAGTAATGTCCTTTAAGCTGTCGAAGGCCAAGATGAAGTGCCCGAAATGGATGAAGAGAGCGGACTTTGATCGCATCCTCCAGATGGACACGGAAGAAGCGCTCGACGAGGTTGAGCGGCTCAAGAACGAATTACGCGAATACAAGCGTAAATGGCGCGAAGAAAACCGGGAGAAGTACCGCGAATATAAACGCGAGTATGTCCGCCAATGGCGCAAGAAAAACCCGAAAAAGGCTAAGGAAATAGACAAGCGAAAGCAGGATAAAATAAGGGGCGATCCCGTACTACTCGAAAGGGCGAGGCAGCTTCGCCGCGAAAGTAGAGCGCGCACCGGAATATACACAAACAAAAACGAGCGGGCGATAAGAATGCGCCGATACTACCGCAACAAGTCTTTGAAGATGGCGCGGGAGAGGCCAAACGAATTGCGAGCGCTTATCCGTCCGATGGTCCCCGGCTATCTCGACCCATCGGCAAAGATGGATGTGATCGCAGCGGTTATGGAAATGGCCCTCAAGAATAGGGTCGAGTTCAATAAGCTGAATGAAGCCGTCAAAGCGGCAGTGACCGCCTACAACCGCCAGTTCGACCAATTCAAGAACGTCTCTATCGACGCCCCGATCGCCGGGACGGACGGCCTTACGCGCGCCGACTTGCTCGATAGCGAAACGTTCCATTTTTAGGAGAAAACCAATGAAGGACAATGAAACCGGCATTTGGTCGATGGACGTCGGTGAAAGAAGCATTTTGCTCTATTCAACACGTCAAGACGGATGGCGAAAGGGTCAGCCTGTTCTGGTCAATGACGTGACAATTCGTATCGAACGCGGTCGAGGTTCTTCGGCTGATATCGAAGCCGTCGCGGCCGACATTCTCCGGGCCTTTAGGAGTTCCCATCCTTCAATCAAAATCGAACTGAAACGAACGGCCAGCGAAACGCCGGTCCCTTCTCACGGCGGCCCTGCGGTTGCCGTCACGTGGGAACTTCGCCTTAACGGCGTCGTCATCCAGCAAAGTTATGACCGCTATCGCTGGTCTGATCGCGAAAAGGCGGGTCTGAAAGCGCCCGCCGGCATGCAAAAGCGTCTGCTTGATCTGCAAGCGGCGATTGACGGCGCAAGCTCGGGAAGGGAGGGCGACAATGAGTAAATCCGAACGCCTTTTTAATCTCATTCGCGCGATTGAGGACGGCCGCCGCCATACCTCGGATAGCCTTGCTACGCTTTTGAATGTCACCCCGCGCACCATTTACCGCGATATCAAGGTTCTTCGTCAACAGGGCTGGCGCATCCCCGGCGGTGCCGGTGTGGGGTACGTCTTTATGGGCCGGGCGAAAGTGCAGGGCTTCCATGCGCCAACCGAACAACCGGAGGCAAGGCTATGAAGACTATCGAGCAAATCATTCGTGGCGATATCGGGCAGGGCGGGCCGCAACTTCCTTCGGACGAGATAGAACAGGGGAATTGAACCCGGTTTAAATTCGAACTAGCCTCTCTCCCGACTTTGAAGCGGGAGAGGGCATATGAAGAAATCCGAAAAGCTTGCGGTTATGGCCGGGATATTCGGGGCCATCGTGTGCGTTGGGCTGAATTATTGGCTCGGGTCCGAGGTGTGGCCTTGGTATGTTCATGCGGTTTTATGGGGGATTTCGGCGCTTTCCGCGTATAAAGCGCTCGTCGGCTTCGCCGTCACCGACCGCTTAATCGATAATTGAACAGCGGGGAAAACCTGCGTTATTCCGACGCTGGTTTCTGTTCGTGCACTGACCGCTCATTGACGAGCGTCTAATTTTGTTCTCATGATGTTCTCATGCAGATTGAGACACTAGGAGACGCCTACACGCACAGCGTCCGCATTAGAATGCGGTGCGCGTGGGGCAAAAGAGACGCAATGAAGTCGGTTCGCGAATGCTTGTTTAGCGCGGAACTTGACGTCCAAACGCTCGTCTGTACCCGCGGTAGGGACATGCCGCTCACTTTTCTGCAAGAGCGCATGAAGTGCCCGTCCTGCGGGTCGAGACGGGTTCGGCTCTTGTTCGACTTCCCGAGCAATTCGGGAGCCGGGGCGGTTGCCGCTCCACTGCCGAAGTCGGCGAGAGGATACTAAACGGGGGCTTACATGATTGAGGTTCTTCTTGCTGCGGCCATAATGACCAGCGCGCCGCAAGCATTGGACGGTGATACATTCGTCATTGATGGCGAGCATGTACGCATCGCGAATATCGACGCACCGGAAACCCGCAACGCGAAATGCGATGCCGAGCGACGCCTCGGGCGTGTCGCCAAGCGTCGGTTGCAGGAATTGCTTACTTCGCCCGGCTTTGAAATTGAACGGGGCGACCCGAAGTCCGGCCGCATCAAGGATCGCTACGGCCGCACGCTGGCGACGGCCTACGTCGAGGGCGTTGACGTAGGGGCAATTTTGATCGAGGAAGAACTTGCCCGCCCTTGGCGGGGCAAGCGTGAACCGTGGTGCATCAAATGAAGTCAGAACATAAGCTCGATATTCCGCCGCACGTCGCGCAATCTCTTTCAAAACTCGCAAGGGCCGGGACGTTTTCGGCGAAAGAATTTGCGGAAGCAAGCAGGAAAGCGGCACTCGCTACTCGTCGGGGTCTTTCCCCTGAATGCCGACAGCCAATCCCCGCGAAACCTCGCTAACTGCTCGGGCGGCTTCTAAGGCCGTCCAACCAGCCTTTTCCGCTTGTTCAATGATATCGACGACAGCGTCCGCGATAGCCTCCTGACAATCGATATTCCGGTCGGGATATTTCCCTTCGCGCTTCGGACCTATCACGGATTTCAAATGTTCTGGCATGCCGGTGACCTCCCTCATTGACGAGGAAGGTAGGGCGATGAAATTAGCCGTCCAGTAAATCGCCCGTTTCGATGGGCTGCATAGTGTCTTCGCCCTGATACCGGCTCGAATTGACGTTCGTGGAAACGCGCCACGCCTGCAAGTTATCATCATTGGCAGGCTTCAATAGATCGACGCGCGGCTCGGCGAGCCAAGCGCGCCAATCGCTTTCCTGCAAAATCACCGGCATGCGAGTATGGATTTTCTGCATGAAGGGGTTCGCATCGCAGGTGATTATTGTGCAGCTTGTGACCGCCTCGCCGGTTTCGCGATCCTTCCAACGGTCATGCAGTCCGGCGAACGTCAACGGCCGCCCATCCTTGGCCGAGATAAACCACGGCAAGCGTGCCTCTTTCGGCCCCGACCATTCAAAAAAGCCTGTTGCCGGGATTAGGCAACGGGTCCGCTGTAGCGGCCCTTTGAACATGCCGCTTGTTGCCACGCCCTCGGCCCGAGCGTTGAAGGTGGAAGGCACTTTGTTAATTGGCTTGTCCCACCATGACGGAACAAGCCACCAGCGCATTTCTGAATAGGCCAGGTGCTCGCCGTCTTGCGTGATAACGCCGACTTGCGTCGTCGGGGCAATGTTATAGCGAGGCTGGATATTTCGGGGCGTGGTCGCCGTGAGGTTATACATCGCATAGATTTCGGCCCACGTGTAAGTTTGCGTGAAACGCCCGCACATTGTCTTTCCTTCCTCTGAACTACCTATGCTAGGATTGCGCTCACTCCCAACGGGACCAAAGCTTTTCACTGCATTCCACGTAAGCTTCAACTTGATAAGAAATCGGCATTGTGAAAGCACCTACGCCATTGGCTAGCTTTTCCCAATACTGAGCGGCTAAGTTGACGCAATCAAACAAGTCATTATAAATCGGCGGTTCTTCTTGTGGCGCGGCTATATGCGCAACATTTTTGTTCCTGAAGTGAATTAAACTTTTTGTTGCGGGTGCTTGGCGATACTCATCGAATAGCTTGAGAGCCAATCTGACGTCGTCTTCGTACGCATCTTTCGAATAATCGTATGTTTTTAAGAACCTTTCGACTGCACCGAAGGTAAGGTCACCGCTTCGGACGGGGAGCACGTCACGAGTTGCAAACAGAACAAGCCGAGAAATAACGGCATTTATCAAAAGCTTAACCGCACGACCGGCACCATCGTTATTCAAGCCGCGTATGACTGTCGGCCGGTTTGACCGCTCGATGATGCAAACTAACGCCATAGCTTCTACTGCATGTTGATATCCGCTTGATGCGATCGACTTAACCGTGGACCAATCATTTATCGTCTTAGAACTGTTCATTCATACCCCTCGTCATACTAATTCATCAATCGTCACACAGAGGGCACCGGCAATCTTCTTCATCGCGTCGAGAGAGCCTTCGCGGGCACCCTTTTCAATCTGCGACAAGTAGGCGGCACTAATACCGGCAGCCTCGGCGAGTGCCTTCGCGCTCATACCGCGATAGTCGCGCCAGACCTTGATTTTGTTCTCGCCGTCGATCATGCGATTGACGAATTCCGCCGGGATCAATTCTTCTTCACCGGCGGCCAGCTTTTCGCGGAAGGTGCGGGCGGCTGCAATGTCTTCGCGATCCTCAAAAGCTTCAAGAAGCTTATCGTAATCAGCCTTGGGGAGAACCGCCATTTCCTCCCCCTGCGGCGTCTTGATGATTTGAACGTTCATTTCCGTTCTCCTTATTCGTATGCGCCGCCACGCGGCGCTATCCTGATTACTTCGATAATGCGGCCATCTTCTGTGAAGATAACCCGCCAGTCGCCAACTCGAAGGCGGAGCAACCCTTCGCCGCCCTTGAGCGCCTTAACGTTGTTCGCAAGGCTCGCCGGATCGGCGGCATATTGTTCGATCTTCGACCGGATCAGCTTCGCCGTGTTGGCTGGCATCTTGATCAAGGTCTTGGTTGCTTCGCGGGAGTAAGTGATCTGTTCCATGGATTGAAATTAGCAATATGCTAATTAAAAAGCAACCAAAAAATTAGCATTATGCAAATAATGAGCGGCGGAACTTTTAGACGGCGAGAAAAAGTCCGACCGAAATCGGCCCCTTTGTGCTGAATTCGAAGGTAAGGAATGCATGCCGCTTGAAATTGTCGCCCAAGGCGATCTTTCCTGTTCCCCGCTTGCTCTGCTTCTTCTGCAAGCCTCTCCCGGTCGTCGTTCGAAAGGTTATGCCGGTCTAGACGGCGATTATTACGCCTTTCGGTACTCATGCACGTTATAATTTCATGAACTATTGACGCGATCTCGTCGCCGAAAAGGAACGTTGCGTCCGAACGCGCTCTATAAAGCTTAAAAGTGGCCTCCTTAGTCTGTTGGCCGCTTCCGTCATCCATATTGGAAAGCGTAATCGCTTTCAGCACGTTTTCGTAGATCACAAGACGCTTATCGAACAAGTCGACCATGACTTTTGTGTGGGCTGTTTTCCATTGCAAATAGGCAACTACAACAACACTCACGCCGATCAGCGAAGCAGGTATAAGTTTGTAGGTTTCCAGCCACCAGTTTATTTCAGTCATGAAAGACCCCCGAGTTGCTTGATATAGGTCATAAGCCTCGGGGGTGGTCAATATCTTGCGCTTAGGCACTTATCACATTCGAAACCAAGAGAATGGGGTCAGGAAAGCCGTTAGTAGCTCTTGGCTAATTTCCAACCTCCTGCATATCTCCCGCTGGTTGACGCCTGCGCGGTGCATCCCTATGGCGGCCGCCTTGGCATACGGCCGCTTCTGAAACACGCGAACCGGGCAGGCCGATTTACGGGCGCGACGAATGAAGATTAGATTTGGCTGTGTCATCGGCGCGGAACCTCAATTCGATCGCGGTCCAATCCTTGGGAAATGGTCGAGAGTGCCTTGTCGCGAAGGCGGTAGGCCGTTGCACGGCTCCATCCCTTGTCATCAACGGCGTGCGCGAAGCGGTATCGAGTGCATTTGCACCGCAACCAGAGTTGCAGCACGCGCGCAGCGCCGTCGTTCCCCTTGAGGTAATTCGCGGGCCAATGGATCGCCTTTTCGAGTAGCGAAACGCGGGCAGGCGAAAGCATCCGCTTGCGGGATGGAGTGACATTCTCCGGGTCGAGCTTTTCGAGGATGCCGTTTCGGTCGTCGGCCGGGCCGGTGCGGCCGGCGCTGGCAATCGACCATTTCGCAGCATCGACAAGAACTTCCCCGACAAGCTTCGGGGTCCAAACATCATCGTAGTGTCTCAATCGTTCCCCCATAGCGCGCCCGCTTCTTCAACGGCCGCCATATTGACGTTGCTTGGTTCTGCGGGTGTGATTGGCTGCCGAGCGTCGTCGGAACGGGTTAGCCGACGTTTCGCCTTCGGCGTCAGCCAAACAAACGGACTGTCGCGAGCAATAAGCCCCTTGTGGAACAGGCGTTCGCCACGGCGGCCGAGTTCCTTTCGACGTGCATCAAGCTTGCGCTGTCGCGCCTTCTCGTCGTCGTTCTTTTCAATGGCGTATTCGAAATCCAGCTTGTCGAAAGCCTCGATGACCTTTTGCCAATGAACGATGCGGACGTCGCCCGGGAGGTCCATCGCGGGCGGCGCATCGCTGCCGTGTTCGTCGAGCGCCTTAATGATCGCCTTGAGGAGCACGTTCTCCTTGTCGGAAATGTTCGGTCGCTTTTCCGGTGCCTCGTCCGATCCTTCACCCTTGGGCGTGATAACAACGCATGAGGTTATCGGGTCGCCATCCTCGTCCGTGCCAATTTTGACCTGTGATAGAGCGAAGCGAAGCGCGAAACCCGCTTCGCCTTCTTTGTTCTTTTGCAGATAGACTTCGCGGATTTGGCGGCCGTCTTCGTCACGTAAGCCGTCGACCGGCCGGACAATCAGCGCGTTTTCGAGATTGGCGATTAGAGACGTATGCCCGCGGACCTTGGTGCCATCCGCGTTCATGTGGTGCACAAATAGGACGTGGCAATTCAGGGCTTCCGAAATCCTGCGGCCACGTTCCAGCACCGACCCGACGTCTTTCCCGTCGTTCTCGTTCGCGCCCACGGTTGCCGTCGCCCATGTATCGATGACGACCAGTTCAAGCGGAACGTCAAAGGTCGAAGCCCAATGCTTCGCCTCCTCAATGAATTCGTTTGTCTGGTCGTCATTTTGGTAAAGGTTGAGACGGGCAGGCATGAAAACGAATGGCAGATTGTCCGACGAAATGAGGCCGTGCCATTGGCGATATGCCTTGATGCGCTTGCGCAGGCCCTTTTGGCCTTCACCGGCCTGATAAATGACACCGCCTTTGCGGACCTTCCGGCCCATCCAGTTTACGCCGCGAGCAACGGCCATTGCCGCGTCGAGGATTACAAACGTCTTGCCGCTCTGCGACGCGCCGGAAGCGATAGACACTTCCCCACGTGTCAGAATGCCCTTGATAAGATGCTCGTGCTCTTGGGCCGGGGCGTCGAAAGCATCCCACGGGACCGCGTTGAACTTCGATTTGAAGGCGGGAGGCGTGAATTTTGGAGCCTTGGCCGCGATCTGGTAAAGCTCCTCGACCGTATGCCCGCCATCAAGCCAGTCGACGACGTCTTCTTTCCTCTTGTTGTCCGTCAACTGGACGACGCGAACGTCCGAGGCTTTCCCGAGCAATGAAGCTGCGACACTGTTTGCATGGTCGATGCCTACAAATTTCGGGCGGCCATCATCGTGGAATAGTGGCTCATTGGTCTTTTGGTGCCGTGCTTGCGGGTCGTCATCCGCGAGCACGACAACCCGCGCCCCTTTGAGATAATCGCTAAGTTCCGGGAGCCATTTCCCGGCACCGCGCGCATTTGTCGTTGCCGGCACACCGAGGTCGAGCAACTTGTCCGCCGCCTTCTCGCCTTCAACCACAAAAACGATATGCTTTTTTTCAAGAGCCTTTTGGAGATCGGGCAGGCGGTAAGGCACTTGCCGGACGCCCTTCGTCGACCAGTTCCAGCCACCGCCCTTGCTCGGGTCCGGGCGGCGCTGTCGGTACGTCTTCACCGGCTTTCCGTCTTTTCCCGTCTCGCCGTTCTCAAGCCGCACCACTTGGAAAAGCAGTTCGCCTTTCTCGTCGACATAATCCCACGTCTTGACCGGCTTCATATTCTCGTCATTGCGGCGAGAATTGCCGTCTTCCGGCCCATAGTCGCGATTGCTGGAACCGCGCTCGTGTTCCCTATCGGGAACGTCGAAGCCATGCTCGCGCAACCATTCGACTGCCTCCCGGCCCTTTCGGGAGGTTTGACGTTCGATAAGGGCAAGGACGCCGCCGCCCGTGTTGTCGCTGTGATCGAAGAATGTTCCCTTCGCAAGATCGACCGATATCGACCCTTTGGAGCCGAAACGAAGCTCGGTTTTGCTCGAAAGGTGCGTGTTCGGCTCGCCGAGTAGTTCACGGGCTACCGCACCGGCAAAGCCTGCAAACTTATCGCCATTGTCAGCCATCGAAAGCCGCCCCTATTAATTTGGATTGTCGTTCTGATTGTCTGGTTGCTGATCGGCGAACCCGGCTTGACCGGGTTTCGCTCTTGCTTTGGCAACGGGTGCGAGGACTTTCGCGACGTCTTCTTTGACCGGGATAATCGTCGAAATGAGATCGGCAATGTCGGAAAAGACGTCTGCTTTTGCGATCTGCTCGCGGCAGGGCTTGTCTCGCATTCCGTTGCGCACGAGTGCTTTCTGCGTCCCATAAATCCGGTCCGCCTCGCGTGACGCCGTCTGCAACATGGTCCAAAGACCGGCGCGCTTTCGGCTCATATCAGAACCTCAAATCGGCTTGCTTGTGCTCGAAAAGCGGCGTCGTGTGAGCGGGGTTCACGTCCGGCGCAATGGCGTTGCATGCGAAAAGCCAGCCTGCAATTGCATCCGATGCATTGTCGTCCTGCGGATTGAAGCCGAGGTCTTGCATCGCCCGCATGACTTCCTCTTTCGCTTTGCCTGTCGTCGGCTTGCGCCCGAGAACAAACTTGCGGATCGACGCTTGATCCATTTCGCGGTAGTCGAACACTTTCTCGTGGTAGGCCGTCGCGGCCATAGCCCAAGGAAGGCACTGCAAGAGACGCGTAGTCTTGTGGTTCGTCTTGCCCTTCATCGCACCGGCAAATACCGGCTTTTCAGCAATGATGACATTTGGACGGTAGGTTTCGATCAACTCACAAGTGAAGATTTGAGAGTGCGCGACTATTGCGACCGGCGGGGCTTCCTCGGGGGCGAGGCGTTTCGAACCGTACTCCGGCGTTTCGCCTGGGCGACCCGCACACCAACCGGTGCGGGTAGCAACGTCGAGAAACAAAATCATGCGCTGTGGGAGATTACGCATCTTCGGAAATCTCCTGCGAATAAACGTAATCGAAATGAACCGGGCAGATGACCGCAACGCCGTTCAAGCCGACAATGTGCGGAGTGCGCTCGACGGCCACTCGGGTGCCGTCTGCAATTTCGTTCGTCTGGATGCGGTGGCCTTTTAAGCAACCGTCTTCCGCGAGCCTTTCGAAAACGTCGTCAAAGCTATCGGCTTCGGTTTCAAACGTCAGGGAAATGTATTTGTAGGGATCGCGGCGCGATGGGACGACCGTCGTCACTGATAGACGCTGTATCGGCATAGCAGTTTCCTTGTGGTGGTTTTGGTAAAGCAAAGGCCGGGCAATGGATGCCCGGCCCGTAATCGGTGGCCGGTGCCTTCAACGCAGGGAGTGAGAGGCGGAGGCACCGGCCTTGATGTGCGCAGCCCGGTTGCAGAGGGCGCGCACTATCAATCTAATTCACGGTGGCGAGCGTAAGCGGAGCCTTGGCCTTCTTCGGGGCGTCCTCCTCGGCAGGGCGCTTGCCGTCGACGATATTCGCCATCGTCGAAATGACGTCATCGAACATATCGACGTCGTCGAAGTAGCCAATCTTGTCGGCAAGCTCGATCACGCCGCGAAGGGTAGCTTGTCGCTTTGTGGTTTCCATCTTGGCGAGGCCGAGAATGAAGCGGAAAGCCTTGCGGTCCATGCCGTGGCGATCCAAGGCGTTCTTGACGATCGATCCGGCCGCGCCGTTATGTTCGGATGCCTCGGCGGCTTCGGTCATGAACTGGTTTACTACGCGGCGCAGTTCTTCTGCCGTGATGGACGACTTGCTCGACGTAACGTCAGCCTTTTTAGCGCGTCTTGCCATGCTGCATGCTCCTTGATTTCGGTCGCGTCTTAGACGGCGACGGGCTGCGGAATATCCAAGGGCCATGCTTCCCCAACGGGCCATTCGGGATGAATGCCGCTAATGGGTTTCCGGTTCTCGGATACGAGTTTGAGGGTTTGAGCATCGAGGATGGCAGGCTCCGGGCGTTCGACGCCCGCCGGCCAAGCCACGCCTTCCGGCCATATCGCGGAAAACCGCGACATGATCTTGTCGTATGTCCCGGCGCGCATATCGACGCGATCAATCGTCTGCGAAAACGTGCGATACCCGGAGACAATTTCGTCAAGCTTCGTCTGTGTGCACCCGGTCGCTTTCCGGTATGCATCCATCGTCACTCGAATGTTGGTTCGGAATAGATCGAGGTAATTCATGCACCATTTGTTAAGTTAGATTTTGTCTAACTGCAATAGGGCGCGATATCGAAACTGTCAGTAGATAGAAAATAGTTGATTTCTATGTGAAAAGTTTTATTTGTCGTACTCGGGCGGACAGATTGGAAAATTTTGACCTATAAAGCGTCAAAAAGGGGATGCGTGAATGAGTGACGTTTTGCGGAAACGGGTCCAAGGGCGGCTTGATGCTCTCGGCATCAATGCGTTTGAAGCTGCCAAGCGAGGCGGCCTGACAAGAAATTTCTTCTACGAGTTATTTCGTCTCGAAAACGGCAAGTACAAGAAAGACCGCTTCAATCCAAAGCACCTTGATGCGGCCGCCGCTGCGCTGGATTGCGACCCGGAATACCTCACGCTTGAACAGCGCACACCCCGACGGGGTGGCATCCCCGACGGCACCAAAGTTTCCGGAATTGCCGAGGCGGGGGCACTAAGGTCGCCCGGTGCCGGGGTTCCGAAGGGGCTGTCAGCCGCCATCGAAACCGATCCACGATATCCAGCCGAGGCGCAAGCGATCTATCTAGTTCGCGGCGGGCATGCTGTCGGGCTGAATATCCCGAGTGAGGCTTTCGTCCTAATCGCTAACACCGACGCATTGAGGGAAGTCGGCAGAGAATTGATCGCGGGTGACGTCGTGGTCGTCTCCCGAACGGCTGTTGAGGACAAGGTAGAAATCACAGTTCGCAAGGTCGCCTTTGACGCGAAGGGCATAAGGTTTGACGCGCTTCCAGACGAAGGCGAGATAGAACCTTTGTACGCTTCGGAGGAGGTGTCGGTGCTCGGCTTGGTGCTTCAAGCGATTATGGTTTTCTGATCCTCGCGCTCGCGCGCGTATAGATATTTATATAATTAGATTAGGGACAGGGGGTTTATACCCCCTGTCCCATTTTTATAATATTCACAATCTAACTGATTGATTTCTAATATTTAAAAATCATCCTGACAAAAAGTTAGAGATTTTCAAACTTTATGGATTGCAAGGTCTGAAAAGTTAGATTATTTCTATCTTCGTAAACGAATGGTTACGACAAATCAGGATACATTATGCCGATGATTTCCCTTCTTTCTACAATCTCGAAATTGAGTGAAAAACTGCACCAATCGTTTACGACGATTGCCGATTGACCTGCGACGAATTCGCGGGGTTTGGACATATCTTCCTTGGCAAACGCAAGGAATATCAGCGGCTTAAAAAAATCGCACGGAGAAATAGGAAAGTTATCCTCACCTCCCGCCGCCCGTGTCAAAACCTATCCTTAAGGAAGGCCGATTTCCTTTCGAAGCGTTAACGATGGCAGGAAACAAAATGACCAAAATTATTCAGGCAACAGGCGCGGTGAGGGCTTCACTGGTCAGCATCATCAAGCGTCAAATGATTGATACCATTATCGAAAATAGTGTCGACCCATCTGTTTTTGAAGACGTGGTCGAGGAGTTACGGAAAGCTAACTTCGGTAAACCAGCAATCGAGGCGTTGGCGGTTGAAGTTGCGCAGGCGGCGCAAGAGGAAATCGGGGCAGGGAAAGAGAAATGACAATCGAGCGGATCAACGTTAGGACAAGTGCCGAATGGCACGCTCGCAGGTCGCGAGACGTCACGGCGTCGGTCGTTGGGGCTTTGTTTGGGGTTCATGAATTCGTAACGCCTTATGCGCTTTGGGCGTTCAAATCGGGTCGGGTCCAGTCGGACCCGGAGGAAACTCCGGCCATGCTTCGCGGCCAGCTATTGGAGCCAGTCGCGGTAAAACTCCTGCGTCGTCAACGGCCGGCATGGAAAATCAAGCACAACACAAATCCCGGCGACTATTGGCGCGACGATGAAGTCCGCCTTGGTGCCACTCCCGACGTGCTCGCGGTCGATAAAAAGCGCGGGCCGGGGATCGTGCAAATCAAGTCAGTTGAACAGGGCGTCTTTCGCCGGAAGTGGCTGGCCGGAAGTGATACTCCCGAGCCGCCGTTCTGGATCGCCATGCAGGCAGTCGTTGAAGCCTATTTGACCGGCAGCAAATGGGCCGCGGTTGCGCCTATTGTTGTAGGTCACGGCATCGACATGCCGATCATCGATATCCCCATTCTTGACGGCGCTATCGAGCGTATTCGCGCAAAGTGCGCGGAGTTCTGGAAGCTGGTCGAAAGTGGTGCCGAAATTGTGCCCGACTATAGCCTCGACGCTGACCTTATCGAGCGAATGTATGAGCGGGAGGACGGCGAGGAAATCGACCTCACGCGAGACAACCAAATTTACGAATTGATTGCGGATCGCCACCGCCTGAAAGCGGACGTGGCCGAAGTCGAAAGTAAGGTCGCGGCGGTTGAAGCCGAGATTAAGCACAAAATGCAAGGCGCTTCGATTGCGCATCTTGCCGGCGGAAAAAAGATTACTTGGCTGACGCAGAAGCGCGCCGGGTATTTCGCCCCGCCCAAGGAATTCCGCGTCCTGCGTACCCCTCCGCCTGACGCGTGAAAGGTGGACCGGCGGCTAAAGGCTGCAACCCAACGTCGCCGGTCCCGATGCACCCCTGAACCACCACGAACAGGAGGCACCATTCGCTATGGTAGCTGAAACGAATGAACGCGCCGTTATCGGCGGGAATAATCCCCCTATAAAAGAAGTTCTTGCGGATCAATACAAAGATTTGGTCGAGCTTATCGAGCCGATCGCGGATCGCGCAAATGCGCATCCGCAAAAGATCGAAAGCGACGATGACCTCGGTCCGCTCGGCGAAATCGTGCTCGATGCTAAGGCTTTGTCGAAGCGCATCGAAGCGGCTCGGAAGGTTGAGAAGGAACCTTTTGTAAAGGGCGGACGTGAAGTCGACCAGTTCTTCCATCCCCTGACTGATCGTCTCGACCGCATCGTCGACGTGTTTGAAGCTCTCGCATCCTCTTATCAGCGCGACAAGGCAGAAGCGGAGCGGCGTCGGGCGTCCGAAGAAGCGGCGCGCCTTCGCGCCGAGGAGGAGCGCAAGCTCAAGGAAGCCCAAGAGGTTAAGCGCGAAAGCACTGCGGAGCGCAAGAAGGACGAGGCGGCAAGCCTCGGCCATCAGGCAACCAGTGCGGAACAGCGCACCACTGCGAGCGCGGCCGAATTGACGAAAGTTCGCACGGGCAACGGTGTCACCGCTTCGGCAACTACGAAATGGGCTTTCCGCATTGTTGACCTGGCTGCGGTCGACCTCAACAGCCTGAAAGATTTCTTCCGTGTTGAAGATATCGAAAAGGCGATCCGCTCAAAGGTCGCCATTCACAAGGGCAACACAAAAATCCCGGGCGTCGAAGTCTTCGAAGACGTGAAAGCTACGTTCCGCTGATCGCCGGTTAACCCATTCAACCGGCGCGGCCGGAAAGAGAAATCCCATGAAGTATCTTGTTATCGACACCGAAACGACAGGCTTGTTTGACTTCACGCAACCGGCTGATGCTGAAGGACAGCCCCGCCTCGCGCATTTGGCTATGATTTGGGCCGACGCGGAAGGCAAAGAGCTTGATCGTCAGGACATTTATGTTCGCCCGAATGGCTGGACGATGCCGCAGGGTGAAGGCTCTGCGGGTGCTGTCAACGGTTTGACGGACGAGTTTTTGCACGCAAACGGTGCGGATATCGGCGTCGTTCTGAAACAGTACACAGATGAAGTTCTCCGGGGCTTGGTCGTGGTCGCCTACAATGCACAATACGACCTTAAGGTCATGCGGGGCGAAATGCGTCGCGCAGGCGTACCGGACCTTTTTGAGCAGACGAAAAACGTCTGTGTAATGCGCCCCATGATGAAGATTTGCAGAATTCCGAATGCAAATCGCGGCGGCTTCAAATTCCCTAATCTCGGCGAAGCATTGGCTCATTTCGGGCATGATCTGAATGGCGCTCATCAAGCCATGAACGACGCCGAAGGCGCGCGCATCCTCTTGCGGGAACTCTTACGCATCGGCGAGTTGCCGACGCCTGCGGTTCATTATGCCAAGGAAAAGGCAGCCGAAAAACTCCCGAAAACTCGTCGAAAAGCCAGCGCTTCGGGCTTCGTCGGGAGCTTCTAATCCGGCGCGGTAGCCGGAGGCCCGGCGAGTAGTCGCGGATCAGCGTGCCGCAGCGAAGCCCGGGCCACTTTTCAACCACCACAGAAGGAAATGTCCAAATGTCAGGACAAGAATTAATCACGGCGGACGGGGAGGTTATCACCGCGCCGACGTCATCGGAGCAAATGAGCCTCGCTATCGGGCTAACCAAGGCTGAAATTGATCAGCAGATAGCTACTGCGAAGCTTTATCCGCGCCTTGTCAGTCGGGTGACGCAAAACATTCTCTCCCTCGTCACCATAGACGAGCACTCGGCAGAAGAATGTAGCTATGCCTTGCCTCGTGGCGGAAAGCCAATCGTCGGCCCAAGCATCCGGCTCGCGGAAATCATCGCAGGGCAGTGGGGCAACTGTCGCGTTGGTGCTCGTGTGGTGCATGTCGACCGAGTTGAAAAATTCGTCGAGGCAGAAGGCATATTCCACGATCTTGAAACGAACACCGCGACCACGGCCCGCGTTCGTCGTCGGATTAGCAATAAAAACGGCGGCCTGCTTACCGATGACATGATTATCGTCACTGGCAACGCCGCATGTTCGATTGCAAAACGCAATGCAATCCTTGGTGGCGTGCCGAAAGCTGTTTGGCGCAAAGCCTACGAGGAGGCGGAAAAGGTCGTGAGGGGCGACGTCAAGACGCTGGCGGAGCGGCGGGAGAATATCTTCAAGGCGTTTGCAGCGTTCGGCGTAAAGCCCGAACAGATTTTCGCTTCGCTCGGAATTGCTGGCGAGGACGACATAACCCTTGAGCATATTCCCACGCTCACCGGCATGCGGTCCGCTCTCAAGAGCGGGGAGGCCACGGTCGAAGAAATGTTCGGCGCTCAAACGCGTGGGGACGGCGAGAAGAAGTCGACCAGCCAGAAAATGAGCGATTTCGCCAAAGGCGAAAACGGCCACGAAAAGACGAAGGATCAGGCCGGTACGAACGGCGGCAAAAAGGCCGAAACGAAACAGCCCGCCGAGAAACAGGCCGGCAAGCCTAAACAGGAAAAGCCTGCCGACGAGGACGCTGAAATCCTTCCACCGACGTCCGACGACCTCGAAATCGCTCGCGATAAGGGGCACGACGCATTCCACAACGGCATGCCACGTGAAACGTGCCCGCGCGAATTCAACGCGAGGGGCCGCGAGGAGGAGCGCAACGCTTGGCTTGAAGGCTACGACGCCGCGGCCGAGGAAGAAGCGGAGGCACGCAATTGACCAGCGAACGCACCCATTACGCAAAGCTTATGGATAAGTGGCGCGAAGCCGAAGCCCTTGCGGAACTCATTCGGCAGTTTGCCGACGAGGGAGGTCGACACCGGCTCAAAATCAAAGTCGAGCATCCCGATCCTGTTGTCGCAGGGAACGCCGAGCGGGTCATCAACGATATGATGAAAAACAACGGCTTTGGTGTGGCCGTCCAAAAGGCTCTTGAACGGGTCGAGCGCAAGCGTGACGAAGCCCGGGAAGCATTTTTGCAAGAAGCCGGCTCGGCTTATCTCGCGCCGTCCAAACCCGACGCGGAACACCCGTTCTAATCACTTCTGCAACGGCTGGAGAGCGGCGACCACTGCAAGGGTCGCCGCCAATCTCCCCGATATCCCTAACCACCACTTTAAGGGACCAACATGCTTATTCGCGTTTTTGATTTCGAAACCACCGGGTTCCCTCCCGGCGCTGCCATCGTTGAGGCCGGTTGGACTGACCTTCTTGTCGAGGGCGGCAAGGCCGAGGTCCGCGGCACGACCTCAATGCTCGTTAATCCTTTTGAAGCTGCACCGCAGCTTGAAATGTCGATCGGAGCGTTATCCACCCATCATATCGAAAAGTCGGACCTCGTGGACGCTCCGGCTCCCGAAGTCGCCCTCCGAACCCTTTCAGATGGGGCCGACGCTTTCGCAGCGCACAATCTGGAATTCGATCAGCAATTCTTTACGGGCGGCGGTCGGCCAATGATTTGCACCTACAAGGCTGCGCTTCATCTTTGGCCGGATGCTGAAAAGCATCAAAACCAGTTCTTGCGGTATCTGCATAATTTGCCGGTTGACCGTGAGATCGCGGAAATGTCTCACCGGGCAGGCCCCGACAGCCACGTCACCGCGCATCTTCTGAAATATGTCATCGACCAAGGCGTCGAGGTCGACACGCTGATCAATTGGACGCAAGGCGAGAAGCCTTTGCGTTTGTTGAAAGCGGTTCCATTTGGCGAGCACCGCGGGAAGCCGTTCAAAGAAGTGCCGAGCGACTATCTCAAATGGATAGTCCGCAAGGTCACGGACAAACCGGACCTCGTCCACACTGCCCGCGTCCACCTGAAAAATCGGGGGGAAATGTGATGCGTGCCGACGAACTCAATAGCAAAATCGGAAGCCGCATTCGTGCCTTCCGTATCCTTCGCGGGCTGTCGGCCGACGATCTGGCCGAAGTTATTGGCGTCAAGAAAAACTCGATTACGCGGATCGAAGCGGGACGCCATTCGATTACGGCCGCGCAGTTGGTGCTTATCGCCCAAAAGCTCTCCACGACGTCATCGGTTTTGACGGGCGAACAGCCGGCGACGGAAGGGGGCGAGGTATGACAAGAAAATATCTAGTTGCCGATCTGTTTTGCGGCGCGGGCGGATCATCGACCGGCGCGGCCCACGCGTTCAACGAACTCGGCTTAGAAATGGAGCTGGTTTGCCTAAATCACTGGGAAACGGCGATTGAAACCCATCGCCGGAACCATGAACACGCGCGCCATTACATTCAAGATATAGCCGTCGCGCGTCCAACCGAGATAGTGCCAGAAGGATATCTTGACCTCCTTATGGCTTCGCCGACGTGCACCTATCATTCGGTGGCGCGCGGAGGGAAGCCTACCAGCGATCAACAGCGTTCCGACCCTTGGCACATAATCACGTGGTTGACCGAATTGCGGGTTAAGCGGCTGATAATCGAAAACGTATGGGAGTTCTGCGGTTGGGGGCCTGTCGATCCAGAAACCGGCAAGCCAATAAAGGCACGTAAAGGCGAGTACTTTCACGCATGGGTCGAAACTATAAAGCGGCTCGGTTTTGATCCCGAGTGGCGGAAATTAAATGCGGCCGATTTCGGAGACGCCACCACACGTCAGCGCTTTATCCTTATGGCGCGATCAGACGGCAATAAGGTTCGCTGGCCGATGCCAACGCATCAGAAGCGGCAGGAAGCGAAATCCGAGCTTTTCGAAGATGTTCGACCTTGGCGGCCGGCCCACGAGATAATTGATTGGTCGATCAAAGGCCGTTCAATTTTCAACCGAAAAAAGCCGCTCGCGCCGAAAACTCTCGCGCGCATTTATGCGGGGGCGATCAAGCACAAATGGCCACAGCCTTTTGTCGTCGTTTTGCGTAATCACATGGCAGCGCAAGGCATCGATGTTCCTCTCCCGACCATCACGGCAACAGGACAACACATCGGCATTGCCGAGCCGGTCATCGTAAATATGAAAGGCAAATCCAAGTCGTCCGGCGTGGCCGATCCACTGCCAACGCAAACGGCACACGCTCCCCATTTATATACGGCCGAAGCCATAATCTTGTCGCAACATACCAGCGGATCGCCGCGCCCTGTCCGCGATCCGTTGCCAACCGTCACGACCGGCGGAGCCGGGACGAGCGAGCGTCCGGGGTGCGCCCGGCCGATGTTGGTTGAGCCGTTCGTCCTTTCACAGGCAAGCTGCGGGTCGCCTCGGACTGTCAATGAGCCGTTACCTACGTCGACAACTGGCGGGAGAGGCGGCGCTCACACTCTTATTGCGCCGTTCTATGGCTCCGGCTCCGGCGAAACGTGCACGAACACAGCCGAGCCGCTGCCAACGGTCACAACGAAAGACCGTTTCGGCATCGTCGTTCCGGTGACGCATAGTCAAGGCGGTAACAGTAGCCGTTCCGTTGATGAACCTTTGCAAACAGTAACGACAGCCAAGGGCGGAGAATTCGCAGTTGTCTTGCCTGTCACGCATGAGGGCGGGTTAAATCGCGTTCAAGGCGTACACGAGCCTTTGCCAACGATTACGGGCGCAAATCGTGGGGAGCTTGCTATCGTCGAGAGCATTTCTTGCGACACTGGCGAGCATCGCGGCGAACTCGAATTCGATATTCTTTTTCGAATGCTTGAGCCGCACGAACTCGCCTTAGCGATGGGCTTTGAAAACTACGAATTTGCCGGAACGAAGACGCAGAAGGTGAAGCAAATCGGAAACGCCGTTTCCGTTCGCAAGCTTAAAGCGTGCGTTCACGCCATCATGGCCGATGAAGCCCCCGACAAAGAAAAAATCACCGAATTCATGGAGGCGGCGGAATGAAGTTGTCACCCCAACAAGATCAAGCCATCAAGGCGGTTTCAACCTGGCTTAAAGACCCGGGCGCTAAACAAACGTTCTACCTCGCTGGCTACGCTGGAACGGGCAAGACGACGCTTGCGCGTCGGCTCGCCGAGGATATCGGCCGCGTTTGCTTCGGAGCCTTCACCGGCAAGGCTGCGCTCGTCCTGCGTTCAAAAGGCTGCGAGAACGCGAGCACGCTTCACAGCCTGATTTACAAGATAGAGAACCCGAACAGCCCAATTCCCCGTTTTGTTAAAAACTACGATAGCGCGGTTCGCATTTCCGACCTCGTAATCGTGGACGAAGTTTCGATGGTTGGCGAAGAACTCGGCCGCGATCTTCTGTCATTCGGAACGCGCGTGCTTGTTCTTGGTGATCCTGCACAGCTTCCGCCGGTCAAAGGCGAGGGGTTCTTCACCGCAGGCGACCCCGACTTCATGCTTACGGAAGTCCACCGGCAGGCCGCCGACAACCCGATTATCGCTATGTCGATGAAGGTTCGCCAACGCGAAACCCTCGACTTTGGCACATTTGGCGATAGCCGCGTTATTCGCAGGGAAAGCCTTGATGCAGCCGAAGTTCTCGCGGCCGATCAAATCCTCGTCGGGAAGAACAACACCCGCCGCAATTTCAATCAACGCCTTCGGGAATTAAAGGGTTTGAAAGGTGACTTCAAGGTCAACGACCGCGTGGTTTGCCTGAAAAACAATCGAGAAATGGGCCTATTGAATGGCGGCATCTGGAACGTTGACAAGGTGCTCCGGCAGTCTCGCGACACGACTTCGATGTATGTCTCGCCGCTCGATAGCGGCATGACGAAACAGCCGGTCGAGGTCATCACGCACCACGCTTGGGCACGAGGGCAGGAGCGTGACCTCCATTGGAAGGATGCACGCCGTTTCCAGCCTTTCGATTACGCCTATGCGCTCACCTGCCATAAGGCGCAGGGCAGTCAATGGGATAATGTCATGGTCTTTGACGAGGGCGGCATCTTCCCGGAACCGGAGCGCTGGCTTTACACGGCCATTACCCGCGCAGCCGAGAAAGTGACGGTTGTTCAATGAAAACCGACGGCATCGTCCTTCGCCTTATAGGCACCTTCGGGGTCTGCCGGTGCGCTCTGATTGTGAGCGAGGAGTTCGTTCATCGGGATTGGACAGTCGCCCTTGTCATTGCGGTCATGACGGCGGCGTCGCTCTCGGTCCTTTGGACCGACTGAAAGTTTCACTGAATTCAGATGGAGCCGCGCGCAGACGCGGGCTTCGCACGAGGAAAAACCATGGCAGGCATAAACAAAACAATTCTCGTCGGTCGTGTCGGGCAAGACCCGGAAGTCAGGCGCTTCAATAGTGGCGACCAAGTCGCCGAGTTCTCACTCGCCACGTCCAAGGAATGGCGCGACAAAAACACCGGGGAGCGCAAATCGAAAACGACTTGGCACAAGATCAAGGTGTTGAATAACTCTCTGATCGAGAACGTCATTCGCCCATACGTCAATAAGGGTTCGCTAATCGGGATCGAGGGCGAGCTTGATAACGAGGAATGGGAAAAGGACGGACAGAAAAGGCAGGCGACAAAAGTTGTCGTCGGTGCGTTTGGCGGCTCGCTCTATCTCCTTGGCAGCAAAGACGACAACGGCGGGGATCGCAATTCGCGTAGCCGCGATGACGATCGCGGTTCAAGGTCATCCGGCAGGTATTCGAACGACGACAAGGGACAATCTTCCGGCGGCTACGGCGGCGGTTTCTCGCGCGATCTGGACGACGAAATCCCATTCGCTCCGGAATGGAGATAGGGCATGTCGGACCAAACGCAGGGGCGCATCAATTGTTGCGTCCCGTTTTGCACGCGCACGCGACACAATCGGGACAACACGTCGGAATGGATTTGCGGAACCCATTGGCGACTTGTTCCGCAACACCTGAAACGCCGCAAGTTCAAGCTCTTTCGCCGATACAGGCGGCTTTTCGGCGATAGCTCATTTTGGTGCTTCGAAGCCGGTAGCGAGAAACGAATTCAGGCCGTCCGCCTTGATCGCCTTTGCGGGATCGCATGGGATCGGTGCAAGGCCGCAGCGATAGAAAGGTCCGTAGGGCTATGACCGAAGATGAAAAGATGATTTCCGAGCAAGCGCAAAAGTCGGCGAACGATATTCGCCGGCTCCTGTCTGGTCGGGATATGGCTTCCTCATATGTCGCGCTTGGCATGGTAATCGGAAAAATCGCGTCGGAAGCCGAAAGGCCAGACTTGCACGGGGTAATGCCGCTTATCACCGAACAGGCTTTTCACACGTACCTCAACAACTTGGAGGTAAAGCGCCGTGGCTGATCTTCCTATCCTTTTCAGCGCGCCGATGGTGCGCGCGATCCTCCGGGAAATCGAAAATCCGGGCACCGGCAAAACGCAGACGCGCCGGATTATAAAGCCGCAGCCGACGGCATCGGGAACGGTATCGTTGGGCGACCGCGTGATTGAAGCCGCCGAATGGCAAATCCGGGAAGGAAAGTTCCTTCGGATCAATGAAGGCGATCGCCTTTACGTCCGCGAAGCGTGGCGGGTGTCCCGCATGCACGACCAAACAGCGCCCCGCGATCTGAAACCGCGCACGATGACGGTTTTCTTTGAAGCGGGAGGTTCAATCGCAAATCAGGACGCACCCGGCGACTGGAAGTCCGCAGTGTGGCCGGAAATCGGAGAACGGCCGGATTGGGCCGGGAAGTTCCGGCAGGCTATGCATATGCCCCGGTGGGCTTCTCGGATCACGCTTGAAGTGACCGGCGTCAAGGTTGAGCGCTTGCAGGATATCAGCGAAGAAGATGCTATTGCGGAAGGTATTGATCCGTTCACTGACTTCCAGCCTAAAGGACACTGGCGGCGATATCGCGACGCCTCCGGCCTCGGATATGTCGATTGTCCTATCGCGTCCTTTGCATCGCTCTGGACGGAAATCAATGGCCCCGCAGCGTGGGAAGCCAACCCTTGGGTTGCCGCCTACACCTTCCGGCCCATCCTCGGGAACATTGATCAGATTGAGAGGGCGGCATAATGGGCCGCCACGGCAAGTCAAAATCCTACCGTCACAGCGCGGTCGACCTCGGCGCAGGGGTCTTTCATATCGGGTGGACCGTTGATCGATATTACAAGAACTCTCGGCTTCGCCACCCCATAAGGTTCCGGGTTTCGACCGACAAGAAAGGCGCAGAGCGATTTGCAGCGCGGTGGGGCATCAAAATCAAGCAATTCGGGGAGACGTTCACGAATGGGTAGGCGAGGAAAAATGAATGATCTATTCGGCCTTATCCCACGCAAGCCCCGCGTCGTGCGAATGCACGCGATCGACCACGGCGAAGCACCCGGCTTAATGCCGGGCTGGCGAACTGCGCAGGGAGGGCACTTCAAATGCTTCCGGTGCGGGCATGATGCTGGATGGCAATTCAATCTTACGGCAACCGAAATCCGGCGGGGATTACCTTGCCCTGTTTGTGAGAAAACCAACGATGACTGAAACGAAAAAGCGTGATTTTTCGCCAAGCTGTCAGGATGAAACACGCGGGCGGCTAGAAAAAATAGTTAGAAAACGCAAAGGTAAAAAAAGCGGCGGGAAGGAAATCGACCCGAAGCTGTTATCCCTCGTTTCCATTTTCGCAAAAGTGGATGCCCGCGAGGACTGCAAAAACACTGACACCAATGCCAATTTCAAGGATGAAAAGCCTTGCGCGATCAAACCACCACAATCCGGCGGGCCGCAATCTATGCCCGCTACTCGACAGACATGCAAAGAGAACGTTCCATTGACGATCAGGTGGCACTATGTCGAGAGTACTCCCGCAAGAACGGCCTTCGCGTAATCCAGTCCTATAGCGACCGCGCTCAAACGAGCGCGTCGCTTGTCGGCCGAGAAGGCATCATGAGCCTTATCGACGACGCCAAGGCCCGCAAATTCGACGTCGTTATCGTAGAAGCCTTAGACCGAATTTCTCGCGATCAAGAAGATTTGGCAGGCGTTTTTAAGCGCCTGTCTTTTGCCAATGTCGAAATCATCGCCGTGCATGAAGGTGTCGCCGATGCCGTGCAGGTCGGTATTCGTGGCCTTCTCGGGTCGATGTTTCTCTCCGACCTTAAGCACAAGGTTCGCCGGGGCATGGCTGGCGTCGTTAACGACGGCCGCGTCGCAGGAGGGAACGCCTACGGCTACGACGTCGTGCTCGGCAAACCGGGCGAGCGCACAATTAACGAGGAACAGGCTGCGGTAATTCGCCGTATATTTCGCGAGTATGTCGGCGGCGCGTCGCCGCGTGACATTGCCGGGCGTCTCAACGCGGAGGGCGTTCCGCCGCCGCGTGGATCGAAATGGAATGCAAGCACGATCAACGGCAGCAAGAACCGCTCTTACGGCATTTTGGTGAATGCTCTTTACAACGGTCAAATCGTTTGGAACCGCGTGCATATGGTCCGCGACCCGGACACCGGGAAGCGTGTCAGCCGTTTCAATCCCGAAAGCGAATGGAAGATTGCCGAAGCGCCGCATTTGGCGATTGTTGACCGGGAAACATATGACGCTGCGCAGGCTCGCAAAGCGGACCGCACGCGACTTGTTGAACAAGGCGCGTCGACAAAGAAGGCGAAGCGTCTTTTGTCGGGGCTGTTGCGTTGCTCGATCTGCGGTTCGGGTATGGCTTCCGTCGGCTTCAACGGCGGAAGGCTGCGGGTGCAGTGTTCGCAGAACCGCGAAAGCGGCTCTTGCGACAACAATCGCAAATACAACGCCGAGCGTATCGAGCACGCGGTCGTTACCGGCATTCTTTCTAAGCTGGAAGATGAAGAAGCGGCCGAACGCTATATCCGCGAATATGTCGCAGAGCGGCGAGCCAATATCGACAATGCAACTCGCTCGGCGTCACAAATCGAGGCGAAGCTCGCCAAGGTCGCAGGAGAGCAAGAGCGGCTTATCACGCTGTTTCAAACCGGAGTGCTCGATCTGGACCGGGTAAAGCCCCGTTTGACCGAGTTGGAAGAACAGCGGAAGGCGCTGGAAGATGAAGCCGCATCGGCACGCGAAGCCGTCCCGATTATCGAATTGCATCCGGCGGCCGTCGAACGCTTTATCAAGCTGCTTTCGCGCGCCAAGGCCGAATATGAAAACTATGAAATGTTGAAAGACCCGGAGAAAATCGAAGCGATGCGCGAACTGATTTCTCACGTCATCGTGAGCGATAGCGCCGCAAATGGTTACGAACTCGACGTCTTCACATACCTGTCAGCACTTACGGGAGATTATGCACCCGGTGGTTTGGGGGGTGCGTTGGTAGCGGAGGAGGGATTCGAACCCCCGACACAAGGATTATGA